CCTCCAGGAAGAAGAACGCCCGGGACCCGACGTCCCCGGTCAGCGTGTACCCGGCCACCCGGCGCAGGTAGGCGACGAGGCCCTCGCTGCCCGCGCACAGGAACCGCACGTGCGCCTCCCACCGGGGGCAGGGCGCGCCCTCCTCGTGGTCCACCTGGGCCATCCGGGAGCACAGGTCAGACCGTCGCGACTCGCGCAGTATCCCGGTACGCAGGTCCACCGTCCCGTTGCGGACCACCAGCAGGTGGGGGTCCGAGTCCAGGTCGCTGGACAGGATCGCGAGCTCCGGCATGGCCTGGGCGCCGCGCAGCATCGCCGTGCGCTTGCCCAGCGACTCCGACTCGTGCGCCCACGCCGCCCACCGGCGGGCGTCCGCCGGGTCGTCGGCGGCCAGCGCGGTGCGCCGCACGTCGTCCACCACCTCCCCGCACAGGTGCAGCGCCCGCTCCAGCGCGTCCGGCGCCCACCTGCGGCCGTCCCACACCAGCCACCGGCCGAGGTCCGCGGCGTAGCGCAGGCGGTCCCCCAGCACCCGCACCACCCGCGCGCTGTTGCCCAGGTCCGTGGCCGCGGGGTCGCGGGCCGGCTCCCGGCCCACCCGGGCGCCGCCCTCCGGCGTCCCGAGACCCTCCCCCGCGTCCCGGACCTGTCCGTTGCCGCCGGCGGCCACCCGCGCCGCGAACTCCCGCAGCTCCGCCGGCATCCCGCCGTACCCGCCCGGCGGGTACTCCCGGCGCACCCGGTCCACGAGCCGGGCCACGTGCTCCGGGGTCCAGGGGTCGGCCGGGTCCTGGTTGACCATCCGCTGGATCGCGATCATCCCGAGCGCGACCATCTCGTCGCGGTGGAACCCCCGCGCCCGCATGCTGCACGCGTAGGAGAACAGCCCGTTCTGCTGCTCCCCGGGGGGCAGCCCCTCCAGCAGCACCCGGCGCACGTCCACCGCGCGGCCGTCCTGGTCCAGCGCGGGGCGGTCCTCCCGCGCCCAGCCCCCCTCCGGCCTGGGCGTCGCCGGGTACCCGCCCCCCGGCGCCCCGGACCCGGGCCCGCCCGCCGGCCGGCCGCTGCGGGACAGCGCCCGCACCCAGGCCGGCGGCAGCGCGGCGAGCTCGCCGGGGGACGGCGGGCCCTCCGCCGGGGAACCGTCCGGGCGGTACCACCGGTAGGTGCCGCCGGTCCTGGGATGCCTCGACGGCCAGGTCACCGCGTAGCGGTGCCCGTGCCGCACCACCTGCACGCCCGAGTCCCGGCCGAGGTCGGAGACCCACTCCACGTCCTGCGGCACCCGGTAGAGCGCGATCCGGGAGCCGTCTTGCCGGCTGGTCGAGTACCAGGTGGGCGGCAGCGGCTCGCCCGCCTGCTCCGCGTACCACTCGACGGTCTCCAGGCCCAGGCGGCCGTCGTAGGCGTCGACGTCGATCCCCAGCACGTCGCGCGGCAGCCGCAGGGCCAGGTTGTCCGCGCCGCGGCTGGAGACCCAGGCCGCCACCTGCTCGTCGCTGGGCCAGCCCCCGGCCCGGCCGGTGAACTCCCGGGGCAGGTTGGCGTCCTTGCCGACCACCGGCAGGACGCCCTCCCAGCCGGCCTCCCGGTAGGCCCACGCGGCCGCGGCGTAGGGACCGGCCGGCGCGCCCCCCGCCCAGCCGGGCGCACGGCCGGACCCCCGGCCGTCCTCCCGATCCGCTCCGCTGTCCACTACACCCGTGGTAGGATCCGACACGCTGGGCTCCCTTCGACCTGGACCTGGTGCGGTACGCGGGACGTCCCCTGCCTGAGGGGGACCCCGCGGGTGGCGTTCCCGGGAGGCCGGCCGGCTCTTCCCCCCTGCCGGACCGGCCCCGGGACGCCCGCCCACCGTACGCCATCGGGGCGCGGGAGCCGGACCGTCCGATGTAGAGGAAGAGAGGACCGCGTGACCGAGACGAGGGACCGGATCTGGGACATCGCCCGCACCCGCTGCGACTGCGGCAGGTGGGGCTTCTTGAGCCGCCGGGACGCCCGCTCCGCGGCGCACCGGCTGCACCCGGGGGAACACCTGAGGCCCTACCGCTGCCGGGAGTCCGCCGCCGAGAGGTGGCACTTCGGGCACCTCTCCCCGGCCGCGCTGCTGGGCAGGGCGGTGACCGCGTGAGCGCCCTGGCCGTCCCCGACGAGGGCTACCCGCGCTACCGGGCGCGCCGCGAGGCGGAGTCCCGGACCCTGGAGGAGCCCGAGGCCTGGCCGCTGCGCGGGGGGCCCGGACTCACCGAGGAGGAGCGGGCCGCCCTGCGCGCCGAGCTCGGCTCCGACCCCGAGAAGTACCGGAGGCTGCGCGAGGGGCGCTGGCTCGAGCGAACCGAGGCGGAGGCGGCCGAGCTGCGCGCCGCGCCCGAGTACGCCGAGCTGCGCGCCGCCTACGGCGCGCCCGACGGCGAGCTGGACGAAGCGCGCCTGCTCGACGCCGTGGACCGGTCGCTGGGCATGACCTGCGGCCGGTGCGGGCGGCGCACGGGGAATCGGACCCAGGGGCACCACTGGGCGTACTGCCGGGTCACCGGCACCGTGCGCGACCACCACTTCTGTTGCCCGGGCGCCTGCGCGCTCGAGGCCGGGACGGTGACAGCGTGAGCGCCTGGGGGCCGGTGCTGGCCTGCCTCGCCTACCCGGCTCTGGTGTACCTCGGCGTCCGGCTGCTGCTGGGCGTCTCCTACCGGCGGTACCGGCGCGAGCGCCGCGAGGAAGTGAGCGCCCGGTTCGAGGAGATGGTCGCCCGCGCTCGGCTCTGCCCGGAGCGGGACTGGCGCGCGGAGGGCGAGCGGATCAGGGCCGACCTCCTCCGGCAGGTCACCGGTACGGGGGAGCGCCGGTGAGGCCTCCCTCGACCCGCGCCCTGCGCGTCCTGCGCCTGCGCGGCCGCCCCTACGTGCACGCCGTGCCGGGCGGCTGGGCCTGGGAGTGCGCGGCCTCGGAGCACGCCGAGGTGCTGCCCGGCGAGGTGCTCGGCGAGCTCGTGCCGTCCTGGGCCTACCCGGACGCCTGGTCCGTGGCGCTGGCCCTGGCCGTGCGGCACCACCGGCTCTACCACGCCGACGGCGCGCGGCTGGGCCTCGACCTCGGCCTGGAGCTCCTCGACGCCGAGCCCGACCGCGGCCCGGAACCCGATCCCGGCGGCCCGCTGCTGCCCCCGGACCAGGAGGCCGTCCACCACCTGGAGGTGTGCTCGTGAGCAGGGACCTGATCGACGTCCGGGCCGACAACAAGGAGTGGGGCGGCGGGGGCGGGGGACGCCGCCGGCAGCGGGGCGGGGCCTGCTTCACCCGGCTGGAGTCCGCGGCCCGCAGCCTGGTCGTGCCCTGGCTCTACTTCTCCCTGGCACCGTGCCGGGAGGACCTGGAGATCCGGACCCGGCCGCACGCCGCGCGGAGCTGGTGAGCGCGGCGCGGTGTGGTAGATTACCCCCACACCCGATCGACCGAGGGAACGGAGGCCCGCGCGTGACGCAAACCCTGAGGACGTACCTGTACGGCCCACGCCTGGCGGCGGTGCTGGTGGTCGTCGCGATGCTCGTCGCCCGGTGCGACGACTTCTCGACCTACCCGAAGTAGCCGTCTCGCGGACGGCTGGTGGCGTCGGTGGCTGCGGTACGGGACCTGCCCGTACTGCGCCGCCGAGCCCGGCCGGCCGTGCGAGGACCGGCGCTGGGGCGGGCGGCACTACCGCTGGTGTCGGCACCCGCACCCGGAGCGCAGGCACGCGCGGCTGCCGCGGCCGCTGCCCGACCCCGACCTCGACCACGCTCCCCCGACATCAGGAGGTTCTCACCGATGAAGAAGACCCCGCTGGCCGCGCTGGCCGCCGCCCTCGCCTCGGCCGCGCTGGTCAGCTCCGTGGAGTACGTTCCGCCGACCGGCCCGGACACCCAGACGATCGCCGCGCCGTCCGTCACCTGCCGGGCCCGGTCGTGCTCCCCTACCCCGTGACCGGGAGCGGGCCCGACCTCGAGGCGCTGGGCAGGGCGCTGGACGTCCCGCCCGAGCTGATCGCCGGAGTATCCGCCGACGGCGTCCCGGACCACTGGTCCGGCGTCCGGCCGCTGTTCCCGCCCGAGTTCTTCGAGAACTACGAGCGGTTCCGCGCGGAGTTCCTGAACGTGGAGTTCCGACGTCGGGACCTGCCCTACGTCGCCGTCGCCCGCGGGGCGGCGGAAGTCGGCCCGGGCGAACTCGAGTAGACGGGGAACCCGGGCCGGCGCCTTACCTACCGACCGGTAGATAAGTAGAGTGCGGGGTCGTAGCCGATCGGTCCGCGGACGCGGTCGGAAGTGGCCCCCGGGAGATCCGGCCGGACGGCCGGGCCCGGGGACCGCGCCCCTGGACGGGCGGGCCCCTCCTATGGTAGATTACCGGTACCCGAGGGGCGGGTGAGGCGGGCACCCGCGACGCGCTCCGGCCACGTCGGTCGCCGCAACCCGGCCGACGCAGAGAGCAGACGGCGCGGGTGCCCCGCACGCCGAATGACCGAGACCGACGGAAGGAGGAGCCTGTGAGGACCCTGACCCGGGACCGGGTGGCCGCCGTGGCCCTGGAGCACGGCTGGACCGTGGAGGTCGTCAACGAGGGCCTGGACTACCGCTACCGTAAGGGCCGCCGCTACCTCGAGTGCCGGTTCGGCGAGTACGGCACCGGGAGGTGCGTGTCGGCCCGGACGGCCAGGCACGCCTACTCGACCACGCGCGACGCCTACGCGGTGCTGCGCGGCGAGCGGTACTAGACCGACGGAAGGAGACCGGTGGACACCCGACCAGACGGGGACCTCGAGGAGCTGGTCCTCGCCCTGCTACGCGTCCTGGACCATTTCCGAGACTGCGATCCGGACGCCCTCTTGGCGTCGATCGCGATGCCGGGCGCGGGCGCGCACTGGAACGACCATGACGGCGCCACCCACTGGCTCACCTACGGGGACCTGCGCGCCCTGGCCGAGGGTCTCGTCGCCGAGCGGGCCCGCGCGAACCGGGCGGCGCGCTACGCCGCCGATTCCAGCGACATGCTGGACGCCGTGCGGGAGGAGCTGGAGGACCTGCGCGAGCGGTACGCCGGACTGGCGACGGAGCGCGACATGCTGAGTGCGGCGCTCGACGAGGCCGGGGAGGCGTACCGATGATCGACCAGCTCAGCTTCCTCGCGGGGGTGTTCGCCACGACCGCGGGTACCGCGGTGGGCCAGCTGCTCGGGCGTCGGTTGCGCCGCCCGCCGCGCCCGCCCGACCCACAGGTTTGCGGCTGCGGGCACCACCTCGCGACGCACGACCTCGAGAGCGGCACGTGCCGCGAGGACGTCCGGCGCGAGCACTACAAGCAGAACGGTGAGCGCAACGGCTACGAGTGGGTCGAGTGCGCCTGCGTCCGCTACACGGGCGAGGTGCCCCCGGACCTGTCCCAGTTCGACCTGCCCGGATGGAGACCCACCGACCGACCCGAGGAAGAGGGGAGACTAACCCCGTGACCGCATCGAGTAGGCCCAAGCTGGCCGACGTCCGGTACCAGGAGGTGACCTACCACCCGGTGGCCGACTGCGAGGGCCGCTGGGGAGTGGGGGACGACGGCGCCGACGTCCTGGTCGAGCAGTGCGCCTGGAGGCTGCGCCCCGAACCCTTCGGGATCGACCCAAGCGAGTTCAAGAAGGAGGCCCGCCGGCACGCGCTGGCGCACCCCGGGCACTCCGTGACCGTGACCCGTCGGACGGTGGCGAGCTACTGGCTGCCCGTGCCGGACCCGACCGAGACCGAGACCGAGAAGGTAGACCGGTGACCGCCTTCCCATGTTCCGACGACGGGCTCGCCGGCCTCGAGCCGGTGCTCGACGCGCTGTCCGACGGGATCACCACCGCCCTGCACATCGCGGTGGCGGCCGAGTTGCGGCTCTGGGCGGCCGCCTGCCGGGGGATGATCGATGAGGCGTCCGTCCACAAGCCCTTCACCGACCCCCTCCCGCCGTTCGATGGCGGCCGCGTCGCGGTCTACGGGGCGATGGCCGAGTGGCTGGATCGGCGGGCGGGCGGCCTCACCGGCGTGGCCGAGGCCGACGAGGAGAACGGCGTGGCCGAGCTCCTGGACTCGCTGCGCCCGGCCGAGCCCGAGCCCGCGCGCGAGGTCCCGACGGAGAAGGTCGTGCACGACGCGGACCTCGCCGCGAGGGAGGTCGCGAGCTATCTGGCGTTTCATGGCGGCCTGACGCCCGCTGTGCAGGAGGGCCTCCGGGTCGCCTTCCGGCGGATGGTGGACGAGGGCTGGGTGGTCGGCCGGGTGCTGGTCGGAGACCATGTCGAGGGCGGCACGACCGTCCCGGACTGGGCGGAGGTGGGTAACCCGTGAGCGACTGGACGATCACCTACGTGGACGGTACCGAGGAGCGAACGCCGGAGGGGACCGATCGGTTATCCGTCACGATCGACGGCACCCTCCTGATCGCCAAAGCTAGCGGGAGGTATGGCCCACCCGAGACCCTGGCGACCTACAACATGGCCAACGTGCGGAAGTGGGTGCCGGACCGGTGAGGCACCTCCTGGTCGGCTACGGGCTTGCGATCCTCGCGGTCTCGGCCGCCGCCTTCCTGCTCTTCTCGACGGTCCCCGCCGCGATCGAGGCCGTCCTGAGCGCGTCAGCGGCCGCGGCCGTCTTAGTCCTGGTCAACCCGGTGCCGGATACGGAAGAGAGGAGAGGCCCGTGACCGAGCAGACTTACGTGCGGTTCACCGAGAACTGCGACTGGGAGGGCGAGACCTGGAACTTCTACCTGCCGGTGGAGGGCAACGAGGAGGCCCTGGCCTGGCTCCGCGCCCTGATCGTCGAGAAAGACGCCGGCGACGAATACGAGCTCGGCGAGGAGACCTACACCCAGCTCGAGGTCGCCGCGCTGGCCCGCTCGCACAGCCAGACCGACTACCTGCCCGAGCACACGGTGTTCTCCGGCCGGCTGGCGACCGGCTACGACTTGGACGCGCTCTACAAGGGCGGCATCAGGGACCAGGTGAGCGGACCGTGAACGGCCGGGAATTCGACGCCGCCGTCCTGCGCTTCCGGCACCGGGCGCGCGTGCGCCTGTCTCGCGCGCTGGCTCGGTGGTCCCAGGTGGTCGGGCCGCCTCTCTGCGAGGATCCGGGGTGCTGCTTCCGACCAGGGACCCGGTCCCTGACCCTGGAGCTCTGCCCACCCCTGTGCCCAGACCCGGCACTCGTATACCAGGTCGAGGGAGACGAGCGCACGATCCGTCGGTACCGGGAGGCTGCCGAGGCCGCGCTCCGCTGCGCCGAGATCCCGAAGCCTGGCGCACCGGATCCGTTCTCGCACTGGCCGGAAGGAGACTTTGAGGGCTGGTACCTGAGTGCGACGGGCGAGCACTGGCGCCACGTCCCCAACGTGGGCTGGGAGCGCGGGTGAGCGAGCGGAGACCGAGGACGTGGAGGTTCTCGTGGTACGAGGTGCTCCTGGTCCTGTGCGCCGCGGCCAACCTCTCGGGCTGGATCGGCTACCGGTTCGTCCCGCCGGTCGACGAGACCCGGGCGCTGGCCTACCTCGCGGCGGCCATCGGCTGTACCGCGCTCATGGTCGCGCTCCGGAGGCGGGAGTGAGCGCCGCCTGGGAGTTCGACGTCGCCGTCTCCACCCACGACGGGCTGCGCCGGGGCGAGGCGGTGCTGGACTACCGGCGGGTCGCGGTGCTCGCCGAGGACTACCTGGAGGCCGGCCTCCTCGCCTACGCCATGGCCGCCGGACCGGACGACGCCGTCGTCACCGACCTGATGTGGAGGTACTGACCGTGGAACGAGTGAACGAGAAGCTGATCAACTGGGCGAGCGTCCTGGAGTCCGACACGATGGACCAGGCTCGGCGCACCGCGTCGATGCCGTTCGTCTACCCGCACGTCGCCCTGATGCCGGACGCCCACCTCGGCAAGGGCGCCACCGTGGGGTCCGTGATCCCCACCCTCCGCGCGCTCATCCCGGCCGCGGTCGGGGTCGATATTGGGTGCGGGATGATAGCCGTGCGGACCGGATGGCGCGTCGACGAACTCGAGGGGCTGGACCGCTCGGTGCTGCGCGAGGCGATCGAGCGGGCCGTGCCGCTCTCCGCCGGCAAGTACAACGCCGCCCTCACCCCGAGCGCCGAGAAGCGCGTGAGCGAGCTCGCCGACGACGCCTCGGTCGCCCGCTTCGATCCCGGTAGCTACGTCGGAAATTGGGAGCTTCAGCTCGGCAGCCTCGGCAGCGGCAACCACTTCATCGAGGTGACCGCCGACGAGGACGATCGGGTCTGGCTGTTCCTGCACTCCGGCTCCCGCGGGGTCGGCAACAAGATCGCCCAACACCACATCAAGGTCGCCCGCGCCCTGTGCGAGCGGTGGTGGATCGCGCTGCCCGACCCGGACCTCGCCTACCTGGTAGAGGGCACCGACGAATTTTGGACCTACGTCCGCGAGCTCCGGTGGGCGCAGCGGTTCGCGCTGCTCAACCGCGAGGAGATGATGGACCGGGTCGCGGCCGCCTTCGAGGAGTGGACCGACGGCGGCGTGAACGAGCTGGAGCGGATCAACTGTCACCACAACTTCACGCAGCTCGAGCACCACTTCGGCAAGGACGTGTGGGTGAGCCGCAAGGGGGCGATCGAGGCCTCCGAGGGGTGGCCGGGCCTGATCCCGGGGTCCATGGGCACCGCGTCCTACGTGGTGACCGGGCGCGGGAACCGCCTGTCCCTGAACTCCAGCCCGCACGGCGCCGGCCGGAACTTCTCCCGCTCGGCCGCCAAGAGGACGTTCACCCACGAGCAGCTCTGCGAGGCGATGGCCGGCATCGAGTGGCGCGACTCGGAGGCCTTCCTGGACGAGATCCCCCAGGCCTACAAGGACATCGACCGGGTGATGGCCGACGCCGCCGACCTCGTCGAGGTCCGGCACGTGCTCCGCCAACTCGTGAACGTCAAGGGGGAGTGAGATGGACGTCCGGGACTCTCTGAGGGTCGCTCGGCGTGCGGTTCGCGTGTTCGGCGGGAATTTTCCCTACGTCCGGAAGGCGTGCAGGCACGGCGCAGTAGTCAGGCAGTCCACCCGTGCCGACCGGTACTCCGCCTACACCTGGAGCGGCGCGCTCGCGGCCACCGGAGCAGAGTCCGTTGAGCAGACCCATGAGTGGCTGATTCGCTCGCTGGAGGCCAGGGCCAGGACGGCGCCTCTCTACGACCAACTGCGGAGGAGGCAGCGATGACCGACCTTCCCCCGATCACCCGTCCGGACGGCCGCGTCTACCGCCCGCAGAAGGTCGTCGCGCACGCCTGGGGTGAGGACGGGTACGACCTCGAGCACGGCGCGGTGGTGCTCGGCACGCACGACGTCGAGCGCGCCCGCGCGCTGGCCGCGTCGGCCTGCGTGGCCTGGTACGGCCTCGAGCACGCGACGCGCCCCGAGGTGGGCTGGTTTCGGGACGGCTACGAGGGCGGCCGGCGTGCCTGGGTCCGGGACGAGATGCGCGGCCGAGCCGGGGTGTGGTTCGTCGCGAGCGACGAACCCGAGGAAGGCGGCGGGTGATGCTGTCTGAGATGCCGCACCGGCCGAGGCACGTGCCGATCGGCGACGACTACTGGAACGAGGAGCACCTGCACCCCGGCCACATCTGGGACTGCCGGGCGTGCGTCCGGAAGGACCCGACGCTGGATCTCGGAAGGCGGGGCTGCCACCGGTGCCCTAGTTGGGCCTGGACGTCGGAAGGAGGCGGAGATGGTACGACCGACTGAGGCGGCGAGCCCCTGGCTGTGGGCGCTGCGGCTGCGCGCCCGCTGGCTGGTGCCGCTGGTCTTCCTGACGCTGCTGGTCCTAGTCAAGGACTGGCCACCCGCGTCCTGCGGGGCCGGCAAGTGAGGCCCCCGGACGACCTCGGCTTCGGCATCACGGTCTACGCGTGCCCGCTGCCCGAGTGTCTCTGGACCATGAGGGAACAGGTGACCGCGGACGTCGCCCTCCGCGTCGACCGGGCGACCGTGGCGACGGCGATGGTTCCCGGTCCGCACCAGAACGCCGCTCGAGCGCTCGTCGACGCGGCGATCAGCCAGGCCTCCCGTGAGCGCGGCGAGGCGCTGGAGCGCGAGGTCCGTGCCCACCTGGAGACCCACGACGTCTTGGACTTCCTGCGCGCCATCCGGCTGCTCGAACAGCAGCTCTACCAGCAGGACTCCGGAATTCGGCCGCACGCGCACCGCGCTCCCCGAGGCTCCTCCCACGATCCCGAGCAGGACCCGTACTGCGACGGCTACGGGGAGCGCTGCCGGTGAGCGCCGGGGTCGAGGATCCGCGCTTCCCCGGGCAACGCTTCACCGTGCCGGTCGCGGGGCTCTGGGAATATTCCTCCTCCGGGGGCTGGAGGATGATCAGCAAGTCCCGCGCCGAGGAGGTGGCCTGGCGACCGCGCCGCCGTCGGCGCGTCGTCGACGTGTACCTGCCGGGAGACTGGCCCGAGACCACCGAGACCGCGATCACCTTCGATACCGAGGAGACCGACCCGTGAACACCCCGATCCACGAGCGCTTCGCCCACCACCCGCCGTCGACGAGCGACGTCGCCGCGGCCCACGAGCGGGTCCGCGCGACCTGCCTGCGCGCCGCCGAGGAGCTCTCCCGGTTCGTCCCGGTCTGCCGCGAGTTCGAGCTGGCGATCGAGGCGCTGGACCTCGCCTGCATGCACTCCAACGCCGCGGTCGCCCGGACCCAGCTCTCGGGTCACGTCGCCGACCCGCACCCACCGGAGTAGGACGTGGCCGCCACGCACGCCCGCACGCACGCCTACGTGCAGTTCGCCGACCCGTACCTCGTCTGCGACCGGTGCCGGAAGTCGATCATCGGCTATCACGACGGCGAGCGGTGCGGGTGCGGCGAGACCTGGTGGAACGAGCCCTGCGGGTGCCGGCGCGCCGGGGCGAACTCGACGTGCCCGTCCTGGGGCCCGGTCGACGGGTGCCGGTGCCTGGCTCAGCTCGGCCACCTCCCGCACGCCGAGCCGCCGGCGAGGGCCGAGCCGTGACCCGCCAGCGACCCGGCGACCAGCCCCTACCCGTCGTCCACGACGACCAGCCGGCGATCCACGACCTCGTGGCCGCCGACCTGGCCGGCCGCAAGGCGCTGGGTACCAAGCGGTACGGCACCCCGCTGCAGCCGCACAACGGGCGCGACGCGCTGCGGGACCTCTACGCGGAGTTGCTGGACGCGGCGGTGTACGTCCGCCAGGCGATCGAGGAGCGACGGAACCCGGCGTTCCTGACGATCCGGACAATGCAGGAGCGACTCGAGTGCCGAGACGCCGAGAACCGGCGGCTGAACGACCTGGTCGAGGAGCTCCGGATCCAAGTGGAGATCGCCAACAGGCGGCTCGAGCGAGCCCAGAGACCGACCACGTGACCGAGCGAGGATGCTATCCTGGCGACGAGCGAATGCAGACCGGACGATCGACGGAAGGAAGGGTGACCTGACCATGGGTACGACGAACCGCGCGCAACCGCGCGAGCTGGACCTCGACGAGCTCCCGATGGAGGAAGAGCTCAACGAGGTGGGCCGCTGGGAGCTGCCTCCCGGCCGGGACGACGACGAGGTCGGCGACCTCGTGATCGAGGGCCGCTTCATCGGCCTCGGCTCCTCCGAGCACCGCACGCACAAGGACCACGCCGGCGAGTTCGCCGAGCGGGGCGGCCGGTGCGGGGCCTGCCGCTGGTTCGAGACCCGCATATTCAAGCTGACCGACGGCACCGGCTACCTGATCTACAACGTCGGCGTGTCGCTGGTCCCCGACGAGCACCACCTGGTGACCGTGGAGCGCGCCCGCACCCCGCACGAGGTGGTGGAGCGCTACACCCGGCGCCGCGACGGCGAGGTCTACCTGACCACCCCGTCGGCCCGAGCGCTGGCCCAGGCAGCCGGCTACGACGACGGCATGGAGGACGCCTGGGCTACCCGGGTGGTCCAGTGACCTGGCCCAGTCGCGACCGACTCGGGCAGGATGGCGTCGGGACCCCGGTTCCCGGCGCGGGACGGTGCGGGACCCGACCGGGCGGGGGCCGGGGCCCCGCCGACGAGACGGGAGGCGGTTAGCCAATGGGTACTACGAGGGACTTCGGGAACGGTAGGAGCTGGCGCAAGTCCAGCCGGAGCGAGCGCGTCAACAACTGCGTGTTCCTGCCGGGCGACCTGGACGCGGTGCGCGACTCGAAGGACGGTGACCGGGGGCCGGTGCTCCACTTGTCCCGTGAGGCGGTCGCCGCGCTGGTCCGGACGGTGGCCGCGTGACCGCCGTTCCGCAGACGGGCTGGCGCAGGGCCAGCCGTACCGTCGTCCACAACGACAAGTGCGTCGAGCTGCACAGCGGGAGCAGCCTGGTGCGCGACTCGAAGAACAGGTCGGGGCCGACGCTCAGCGCGTCGCTCGTCGGCCTGGTGAACTTCGCCCGGAACTGGCGGCCGAGCGCGTAGGGACTCACCGCGAGGTGGGTATGGGGATAGGGGGCCGGCGGTCCGCGGCGCGGTGGCTCGCGCCGAGGGGTCACCGGTTCCGCCCCTTCCAGAGGGACTTGACCGGGGGCGGTGCTCTGGAGTAATCTACAGACCTCGAACGACGACCGGAGGGAGTGCGGGAGATGAGATCGAGCGTCTACGACTCGTCCGAGAATTTCGGGCTGGAATGCGTCGGCCAAATAAGCTGGGACTCTCCGAGCTGGTTCGACCTCACCGCCGTCTGGGTCGACGCCGAGGGTCGGCTGTACTGGGCCGACGACAGCGGCTGCTCGTGTCCGAGGCCGTTCGAGTACGTCGAGTCGGCCGAGCAGCTCCGCACCGGCAGCCTCCAGCAACTGGCCGAGCACCTGCGCGAGCGGCTCGCCCGCTCCGCGGAGCCGGGCGCGGACGCCGACATCGTCGAGCTGCTGAGTCGGGCCGACCGGATGACCGGTCGGTAAGTCGAACGAAGGAGAGGGAGGACGTGGACGGACTCGTCAGGAAGATCGTCGTCGCCGGTGCGGGGATCGCACTCGCGGTCGGGCTGCTCGCGGGCTGCGGCAACAAGTACACCCAGCCGTTCCAGGACTCGGACCGCACGAAGGTGGTCAACAGCGACCCGGTGGACATCATCACCGACGCCGACGGGTTCTCCAACGCGTCCACCAAGTGCGACCACGGTAACCGGCTGTACTTCCTCTACCACGGTGACTCGCCCTACGGCGCGGTCGCGGTGGTGCCGAAGGACCCGACCTGCCCCCAGAAGTAGCGCGGAGGGAGGTGTTCTAGTCAGTGATCGACGGTCAGAACTGGATCGCCGTACCGTAGGTGCGGCGAGGTCGCGCGGGCGTCGCGGCTCCCGGGGACATCGGGAACCGAGGCGGCGTGGTCCCCCCTCGAGTGGGGACCAGGGAGGGTTCGAATCCCTCCCCGACCACGGGCGGCGGGGGCTCGTACGAGCCTCGCGCCGTCAATCCGGCTACCGCGTACCGCCATGGAGGGCGCGGATCCGGGACGAGTCGGAAGGGGCCGGGGATGGATCCGGCCGTCGCCCAAAGCGGAGGACGCGGTTCGAATCCGCACCAGCTCACGAGGGAGGTCCGTCTTGCTCCGTGGGCGGACGCGCCGGTCGGAGGCAAGATCGGCCGGCACTCCCGTCAGCAGACCACCGAACGAGGGACCGAGGAGGCACCGAGTGACCGACGAACTGACCCTGGACGAGCGGGTCCGCAGGGGCGCGGCCCTGCTGGACGAGAACGCGCCCGCGGGATGGCGCGACCGGGTGCGAGGAGCCGGCAAGCTGCTCCGGATGGAGAACCACGCCTGGTGCGTCGCCGCCCTGTCCATGGGCGAGACCTTCTTCAAGGCGATGCGAATCCTCGGGTTTGACCCTTACGACCGCCCCCCTAGCGAGGAAGACGACCCGGTCTACCTCGCCGGCTTCGACGTATCGTTCGCCGAACAGGAGAGGGTTTTCGACGGGGAGGACGACGAGACGAGTCTCTACGACGAGCTCCGCGACGCGTGGCTGCGTTATCTCGAGACCCACACCACCGAGGACGTGAGCTCGTGACCGGCGCGCTCGCCCAGGTCCTCCAGGTCGCCGGCGCCCTGCTGGTCCTCTCGGCCTACGCGCTCGCCCAGGCCCGGCGCCTGTCGGACTCCTCGCTCACCTACCTGACGATGAACCTCGTCGGCGGCGGGATACTCGCGGTCCTCGCCGGGGCCGACAAGGAGTGGGGGTTCCTGCTGCTGGAGGGATCGTGGGCGCTGGTCTCGCTGGCCGGCCTGTCTAGGGTGCGAGAGAGGGAGGGGTCGAGGTGAACCCGAGGGCGGCGGCGCTGGTCGTCGGCGTGGTTCTGCTCGGCGTGATCGCCGCAGCGTGGCTGATCACCTGGTACCTGGGGCGTCGGGCCGGAGTCCGCCGGCGCGAGTTCGCCCGGATGAAGAGGGAGCGCGACCTGATGGCCCGCGCGCTGCTGGAGATCGAGGAGAGGGCCGACCTCTACCGCGACATCGACTCGGTGCTGGCCACCGACGTCCGACGCGTCGTACGGGAACTGAAGACCGACCGAATGGAGATCAACTGATGAAGACCAGACTCACCGCCCTCGCCGTCGCCGCTCTCCTGGTGACGGTGACCGGGTGCTCGATCGCCAACACCACCGCCAGCGAGATCGCCCTGCAGTACGGCGGCGGCCCCTTCGACTCGCATAAGTTCGTGCAGTGCATCGGGTCCGGTACCCGAGAGGTCAACGACGTCAACGACGACCACTACTACTACCCCGTCGGGCAGCGCGACTTCACCTTCTCCGACCAGCAGGGCTCGGACTCGGCGCACCTGACCTCCACAACGCACGACAGCCAGGAGATCTCCGTCTCCGGCACGGTGAAGTTCACCCTGAACACGGACTGCACCTCGTTCAAGGACTCCACCGGCAAGGAGTGGCCCGGCGGCCGGATCCAGATGTTCCACGAGCTGATCGGGGCCAAGTACGACGTCGCGCCCACCGACGGCGGCCAGCAGATGAAGAAGCCGGGCTGGGACGAGATGCTGCGCAACTACGTCGGCGCGGCGGTGGACCGGGCCGCAGACAACGAGGCGCTGAAGTACGACTGGGCGAAGCTCTACACCGACACCGCGGCGAAGTCCCAGTGGGAGCGCGACGTGCTCTCACAGTTGCCGAACATCCTGCGTCCCCTGACGCTCGGCGAGGACCTCTTCCAGATCAACGCGGTGCTGCTCCAGAAGCCGGACATCAGCGGCCAGCTCAAGGACGGGCTGACCTCGAAGCAGGCGGCCGAGCTCCGCCAACAGGCGGCGGCGGTCGACCAGCAGGCGGCGCAGAACTTCCCCGGCGGAATCGTCGGGTACCAGGCCTACCAGCAGCAGCAGGCGATCAACCAGGCGATCAAGGACGGGAAGGTCCAGATCATCCCGATCCCGGCCGGCTCTCCGGTGATCGTCCAGCCGGGACACTGACGTGGGCGCCCGCGGATCGGGGTGAGGTACCGTGCCCATCCTTAACTACACGACCCAGATCGAGGTCGAGAAGACGGCGGCCGAGGTGCAGCGCGTCCTCGCCCGAGGCCGAGCCCGCGCGGTCATGACCGAGTACGGCGAAAACGGCCGGCCGACGGCGATCGCCTTCGAGGTCGTCACGCCCTACGGTCCCCGGTCCTTCGTCCTTCCGGTGAACGCGGAGAAGGTGTTCGCGGTGATGTGCCGGCAACGCGTCTCCCCCAAGTTCCGCACCCGAGAGCAGGCCGAGCGCGTGGCCTGGCGGATCCTCAAGGACTGGATCGAGGCCCAGCTCGCGATCGTGTCCACGGAGATGGTCGCGCTCGAACAGGTCATGCTGCCCTACATGCGCACCGAGGACGGCTCGACCGTGTACGAGCGCTACGAGCAGCGCGAGTTCGGCCTCGCGATCGAGGCGGGAGGTGGTGAGGGGTGACCGACCAGGTACGCGAGTGGCGGATGCACGGCGCTCGCAACAACAGGGGAACCTGGTGGGCCGTCGGGTCCGAACCATACGTGCTGATGCACGGCGTCGAGCCGGTTCCCGTGCTGGTGACCGAGGACGACGAGGGCGACTACCTCGGCTGGATCAGGACCGGGAAGACCGATCTCGTCATGATCCAACACCGACACATCTTCAACGTCCAGTTTCCCCATGGGTACCGAGTCGAGGTCGAGGCCGGCCGCGGCGAGGCCGTTCACCTGAGGATCGAGGAGGTGCCGGGCTGATGGGACAGCAGTGGGCGCCGCCCCCGGACGGCGGGTACACGGCCGGCGAGGGGGCCGAGGCCCGTGAGCCCGGCACTCCTCCGCCGGGCGGGGGCGGCGTCGAGCCGCCGCTCTCTGAGCGCTACCGCGTCGTGTGCGAGATGCTGAGGCTAGAGCTGGATCGCCCCGTCGTTCCGGACAACTGGCGCGCCCAGTTCGCCGTGGTGCTCCAGACCCGGGAGTACCTGCGGGCGGTCGGCGTGATCGAGGCCTGGCCCGGCGTCGCGCCCGGCAGGTTGGAGGAGCCGCTGATCGGCGCGGAGCGGGACGCGATATACGCGGCCGCCAATCGCGGCGCGAGGCTCGGTGACGCGGCGTGCCGGCACGGGTTCTATCACCAGGCCATGCGGTGCCCTCTCTGCGAGAGCGAGGAACGTCGCTCGGCGGAGCCCCACGAGTACGCCATGCCCCAGCATGCCGCGCTCGAGACGCGGCTACGCGAGGTCACTGCCGAGCGCGATCGGCTCAGGCGAGACCTCGAGGACGAGGTGGCCGCGCGCGAGGGCGCCGAGGAGTGGGCGACGCGGATCGCCGAGGCGTTCGTACCGGCCGAGGTGCTGGGAGAGTGGAGCAACTCCAACTCGCCGTGGGTCAACGCGGTCGAGTACGCGGAACGTGCGCGGACGCCCCGGCTCGAGGGAGTCCTCGACGAGCTGGAACAGCTCCGCGACCGCCTCCTCGAGCGGGCCAGCAGGAGGTTCGAGGACCACGAGTCGGGCTCCGTCGAAGAGGGCGAGAGCGTCGACTGCGACGGACCGGGCTGCACCGACGCGGCCGACTGCCACGCCGTCGCTGCGGTGACCACCTGGACGCGGGCGGCCGACGTCGTGCAGGCCCGAATCGCCGAACTCCGCACATCCCGAGAGACCCAGGAGAGTGAGCGCCCGTGACCGATACCCAGACCGTCCTGGACCTGCCGATCGAGGAGAACGACGTCGACGCGACCACGGTCCGCGGGTACCTCCTCGAGCTGCTCGCCACCCTGTGGCAACAAGGCGAGGGTTTCTCCAGCAAGCGCCCGTTTGGCGACGGCGCCTGGGAGTACCCCGTCTACACGGCCCTGCTGCGCGCCGGCCTCGTTGCGGGCAAGTTCGACGAAGACGGCTACGTCGAGTCGGTGGATACCTTGGCGGCCGACGCCCTGGTTTATCGGGCCATCCGAGACGTGCTCGGACACCGCGCGCTCCCGGCGGCCGACCGGGTCGCCTACGAGGGCACGGAGTGGTGCGTCTGGTTCGGGGGCGACGGTCCCGACCACGCGGCCGTCATTCGCGTCGTGGACGACGAGGAGGCCGCCCGGAGTTTCCTCTCGTGGATCCGGAAGGACGTCACCTCCGGGGTGGCGTCGCGGCGCACCTACACCGCGGCGTGGGAGGTCCGATGACGGTGGCCCCGCTCCTCGAGCGCGATCCCGACCCGGTCTCCGCGCTCGACGACGCCGACGTCTACCACTACTACCACTGCGACCCCGACGTGGGCTGGTGCGGGGCCGACCTGAGCGGCGTCGAGGAGCACCCCCCGAAGCCGGGCGACGTGCCCTGCCCGCTCTGCCAGATGGCGTGGGAGTCGAACCTCTGCCCCGTGTGCGACGCGGTGGAGGTGCCAGAGTGACGGTCGACCGGCTCCGTCTAGAGGATCTGGAAGAACGCGCCTGGTCGCTCTCTCGAAACGCGGACGACCTCATCGCGGACGTCGCAGAACTCGGCGTCCCGGACAGCGAGTACGCGTGCAACGAGCTGGAGCAGGCGGCCTACCGGCTCGCGACGCTGCTCGGCGCGGCGCGGGAGGACGTCCCGGGTGACGAGGCACCCGACGAGTCGGACCGTGGCTAGTGCCCGCGCTCCCTCCGAGCGGTGGAACTACCAGCACGGCGGCCGGAGGAGCCTGCGACGCGCCGGGTACACCGGGAAGATCTGCTACCCGACCAGGTGGGCCGCACGACTGACGGTGGTGAAGCAGGTCGTGCGCGGACTCCTGAGACGCCGCTACCGGCGAGTATCCAGGTTGCGCACCTACGCCTGTCGCTGGGGACCCGACTACCGAGACGGGGAGACGGCACCGCTGCACTGGCACGTCGGTCATAGTCGCCTTCAACGCCGTCGGTAACGCGGTTGACGTAGTCCACGCGTCTCCGATATAGTCAAGAGCAGTACGACTCGACCGACGGAACGGAGACCGCAGACATGACGACCCCCGCGACCCGCAGGCGCTACGCGCCGTCCGAGAAGTCCCTCGGCCTGTTCTATCGCCTCGTCTCCGAGCGCCAGATCCCGAGCTGGGGCGAGACGGGCGCCGAACGAATGGCCGCGGCGATCGAGTGGGTCGCCACCGAACAGCCGGACCAACTCACCCTGTCCAACAAGATCGACTGGATCATGCGCCAACCGCGCGACCAGAGCGAAGTGGTTCCCGGTATCGAGCCGGGCGTCTACGAGGTCGGCACGAGCATCTACGTCGTGAAATGGAACCGGTCGAAGACCGGTCTCTACGCCAAGGTGCTCGTCGAGATCGGCGGTCGCCGTATGACCGAGGCCGGCGAGGTCGCGAACGTCGAGTTCGAGTACGCAGCCGGCGCGATCGCCAGGATCCGGCCCGAGCACCGCATGTCCGCAGAGCGCGCCCGCACCCTGACCCTGGTCTACGGTCGCTGCCTGAACTGCGGCCGGTTCCTCAAGGCCGCCGAGTCCGTCGAGCGAGGCATCGGCCCCGTCTGCGCCAAGGCCTTCGCGGCGTAGCCCAGGTAGTTGAGACCTCACTATCACGATGATCAAAGGAGTGACGCGCGTGACCAAGATGAACGTCCTGCTCGCCCTGGAGAAGGGCGAGCGGGAGCGCCTGCACCAGAAACTGACCGCCATGCACCGCGAGGCGCAGAAGCCGACGATCTACGACGGCCTGTCCCGCACCTACGAGCCCTACATCGAGGGCGGCGACCCGCTGGCTTCGGAATCCAAGAAGGTCCAGGTGAAGGCCGCGGACGTGCTGCGCCAGTTGGCCGACCTGCTCGCTCGCCCGTGGGACCTGACCGCCTCGCGGGACGCGACCAACTCGGTCGCGAGGGCCGACGTCAGCGTGGTCGACGTCGCCGGCGGGACGACCCCGCTCCTGCGCGCCGTCCCGGCCACGCACCTACTGTGGCTGGAGAAGCAGCTCACCGACATGCGCACGTTCGTCGCCAAGATGCCGGTACTGGATCCCGCGGAGCAGTGGCACTACGACGAGGCGCTCGGGCACTACCGCACGGACCCGATCCAGACCCACCGCACCCAGCGGACGCGGCGCTACGAGGTGATGGTCAAGGCCACCCCGGAGCACCCGGCCCAGGTCGACCGCTACGAGGTGGACGACGTAGTCGGCACCTGGAGCCTGGTGAAGCACTCCGGCGCCCTGCCGTGGGACCGCCAGCGCGAGCTGCTGGACCGGATCGACCGGCTGCGCGACGCGGTGAAGGCCGCCCGCGAGCGGGCGAACCTCGTCGAGGTCGTCGACGTCTCGTACTCCGAGGCGATCTTCAGCTACCTCTTGGACGGCGGCCAGGTCAGTGGGGACCGGGACTGATGGACGCGATAACGATCCCGGGCCCGTTCGCGGCGCTCGTCCTGATCCTCTACGCGGCCGCGGCGCTGGTCCTGCTCGGCGTCCTGGTCCTTGGTCTCTTGAGCACTCGCGACCAGGCGCGATTGAAGTACTCGCGGGAGATCGCCAAGATGGAGCTCGAGAACGACCTTGAGTGGATTGCGCGGCAATCCGCTAGCCGGCGAATCCCGTGAGCCGCGCGGAGCTATCTGAGGAAGCCCGGCGCGCCGTGCTGGGCGTCCCGTTGCCGGCCGTGACGATCGGCCCCGACGAGACCGAGGGCGTCGTCGCCTACGGCCTTGAGTGCGCGCTAGCGGCGGCCCCGCACGTCGCGTGCTGTGCCGTGATCGACTACATCGAGTCGTTGACGACGCTCTTGAAGTCTGGTAATCTACAGACGTAGCGCAAGATCAAGCTCACGATCACCGTCCTGAACAAGCGCCCGACAGTGGGGGTTCGAACCCCTCCCCCGACACGACGTACTCGCTCCGATTCGCGAGTACTTCTTCTCGACGTTCGCACCAGTTGGTCCGGGCGGGCATCGGGAATTCGGGAGCTCTCTGTGTCGCAGCAGAGGGCTTCCTCAGTCGGGGTAGCCCAACCGGTAGAGGCACGGGTGCCCCGAGAATGAGAATTCCGCTACAAGATCGTCAGCAAGCGCCCAGCGCGGGCATCTTCCGGACAGGTTCACAGACGTCGAGGTGCTGGTTCGAACCCAGCCGTCCGCTCCAATTCCGTGCGGACGTAGTCCAATGGCAAGACGCGACGTCATCAGCAGAGCCGAGTGTCCTTAAACGTCGGTCCGCGCGCGTAAGGCGAGTCCTGACTGCAAATCGGGAAACATGAAGGGAGGTCGGGATAGGGTAATCCCGGCCTCCCGCCCCGGTTCCCCGCCGAGCCCAGTCCTTGAGGAAGAGTGTCCGTGGTGAATATCCCCGTGTCAGACCGGTTCACCGAAGCTGCCCAGCACATGTTCGAGAGGTGGAACGTCCTCACCATGCTGGTCGAGGAGCACCAGCGCGGACTGCGCGACGTCCCCGCCGTCGAGGTGCTGGCCACGATCAACGACTTCCGCGCGGCGCTGGTCGCGCTCGACGGCGAGGCGGGCCGGATCGAGCAGGTCGTCCGTGACCGCGACGCGGCCGAGGCGTCCGCCGACTCTCCGGGGGAGTAGCCGTGTATCGACTCCTCCTGCCGTTCTTCCTGATCGGCGCGATCGCCGGGACCGCCGGCATGTCCGGCACCATGTCCACGATCTGTTCCGTCGTGATCCTCTGCGGTTACCTGGACTGGAGGGAGCAGGGCATGCCCCGCTTCACCCTGCGCGGGCAGGCGCGGTGAGCCTCGACGGCGTCCAGGTCCACCTGGTCGACTCCGTCGACGCCGCCGGCGACTTCCTGCGCTGGCTCTCCTTCCACGACCGGGTGGCGCTGGACACGGAGTGTTCCGGCCTGGACAAGGACAGCGACCGAGTCCGGCTCGTCCAGTTCGGCGACGCGCGCGAGGCCTGGGCCATCCCTTTCGAGCGCTGGGGCGGCGTCGTCGAGGAGGCGATCCGCAAGTTCGAGGGGCGCTACTCCACCCACAACGGCCCGATGTACGACTGCCCGATGCTGCGCCGGGAGGGGATCCGCGTCGCGCCGCACCGGGTGGACGACACCCGCTTCCGGCTGCACGTGCTGGAGTCCACCGGCTCGCTGGCGCTGAAGAACGTCACCCGCAGGATGATCGATCCGCGCGCCGCCGTCGGCCAGCAGCAGCTCGACGACGCGATGACGCGGGGCGGCTGGGACTGGGCGACCGTCCCGGTCGACCTCGAGCCCTACTGGTTCTACGGCGGCGTGGACACCGTCTTGACCTACCAGCTCGAGGAGATGCTCCGGCCCCAGGTCGAGGCCGAGGCACTGCGCGCCTACGAGCTCGAGCTGGCCGTCTCCTGGATCGCCGAGCGCATGGAGCGCAAGGGCGTCCGGGTAGACCGGGAGTACGTCGAGCAGCTGTCCGACCAGCTCACCGAGCACGTGCTCGAGGTGGAGCGCTGGTGCCGGACCCATTACGGGGTCTCCCCGGGATCCAGCGTCCAGGTGATCCGGCGCATGCGGGACGACGGGGTCGAGTTCACCAAGACGACCCAGGGCGGCAGCATCAGCCTGGACAAATACGTCCTCGAGGCGCTCGCCGACGTCCACCCGCTCGCCGGTCCGGTACTCAGTCGCCGGCAAGCCGAGAAGCTGGTGTCCACCTACCTGCGCCACTACGTCGAGCTGTCCGAGCGCGACGGCCGGATCCACCCGTCGATCAACACGGTCGGCGGTACGGACAAGAACCCGTTCGAGCCGGGCGGCGGCTCCGGGGTGCGCACCGGACGGATGTCCATGGACCACCCGAACCTGCAGAACGTGCCGCGCCGCGGCCCGCGCGGCAAGGCGATCCGGCGCTGCTTCTGGCCGACCGAGGGTAACCTCTGGATGAAGTGCGACGCGGACCAGATCGAGATGCGCATGATGGCGCACTTCTCACAGGACCCGGGCATGATCCAGGCGTTCCTGTCCGAGGGTGATTTCTTCGTCAACATGGCCAGGAACCTCTTCAACGAGCCGGACTTCCAACGGGAAGACCCGCGGCGAGATCTGGTCAAAAACGGTAATTACGGGCGCGTCTACGGCGCTGGACCGGAGAAGTTCTCGGCGACCGCCGGCGTGCCCCTGGAAGAAGGTACCGCATTCATGCGGCGCTTCGACGCGCTCTACCCGCGGGTGCCGGCCTGGATCCGCGAGGTCGAGCGGCTGGCCAACGGCCGGCTCGCGAACGAGGGCGTCGCCTACGTACGCTCCCCGCTCACCGGACGCCGGCACGTGGCCGACGCTCGCCGGATCTACGCCCTGGTGAACTACCTGATCCAGGGCACCGCGGCGGAGCTACTCAAGCTCAAGGCGGTCGCGGCCGACCACGCCGGCCTCGGCGACTACCTGACCCTGTTCGTGCACGACGAGTTCGACCTCGACGTCCCGGAGCAGGACGTCCGCGAGGTCGCCGCGACGCTGCTCGACGTGGTCAGCGACGACGAGACGCTCAGCGTGCCGCTCACCTGGAGCGTGGAGATCGGACCCAACTGGGGCGAGTGCAGCGAGCTGGTGGCGGCGTGACAGACACGGAATACGAGATCGCCCCGGCGTGCTGGGTGATCGGGGTGGACCCGGGCACGAGCGTCGGAGTGTTCGGCCTGCGCAACGGCCTCATGGTCGGCGCCTATCAGGGGACGCCCGAGGGCGCCCTGACGTACCTGGGAAAGCTGCTCGAGGACGCCCAGCCCGACGGCGGGGACGTGCTCATCGCGATGGAGCGTTTCGCGGGTGGCTCGGTCAGACACACCCGCCAGACCGACGCCCAGCAGGTGATCGGCGCGGTGATCGAGCTGGCCGCGCGGTACGGGATTCCGGTCGTGTTCCAGAGCCCGGCCGACGCGAAGAGCTTCACCACCAACGACTTCCTGCGCAAGCTCGAGCTCTGGGTGACCCCGACCGAAGTCGAGGCTCCAGACGCCGACGACGTCCGCGACGCAGCCCGGCACGCCCTGCTCTGCCTGGCCACCCACCGAGCCCAGACCTACTGCCGGCTCCTGGAGCGCACCCGCCACCCGGGTGCTACTATTGACTAATAGATCGACCGGACCCGGAGGAACGACGGACCGATGGCCCACGCCACGATCGACCCCGCGAACGGCGAGATCCTGCTCTCCACGGCGTGGAACGAGAAGGCCCTCGCCGAGGCGATCCCCGGCAGCCGGTGGGACGCGAAGGCGAGTACCTGGCGCCTCGTCCCGTCCTGGGCCTCGATCGTCACGGCCCGAGGACTCTTCGGCCAGCAACTCACCCTCGGTCAGGACGCGATCGACTGGGCCTGGCGAGTCCGCGAGGAACGCGTGGACGTCGCGCTGCGGAAGCGGACCGAGCTCGAGCCCGACCCCGGAGACGACACCCCGCTGCTCGAGGGCCTCTACCCGTTCCAGGCCGCCGGCGTGCAGTTCATGCACGCCGCCGGGTCCGGCCTGCTCGCCGACGAACCTGGGGCCGGAAAGACCGTGCAAGTCATGGGCCTGCTGCACGCGATCGCCGGCTTCGATGACGCCCTGCCGGCCCTGGTGATCTGCCCATCCGGCGTGAAGCGGCACTGGGAGCGCCACGTCCCCCGGTGGCTCCCGGCGGCCACGCCCTACGTCGTGGAAGGTACCGCCGCCAAGCGACGCAAGATCCTCAAGGCGGCGATCGCCGACCCGACGGCGGTCGTCTTCGTCGGGATCGAGGCCATGCGCCTGTTCAGCCGCCTCGCGCCCTACGGCTCGGTGCGTCTGAAGCGCTGTCGCACCTGCGACCCGAAGTACGGGGAGGAGGGGCTGTCCACGGCGCGCTGCGAGGTCCACCACAAGGAGCTCAACGAATTCGAGTTCAGGACGGTCGTCTGGGACGAGGCCCACCGGGGAAAGAACCCCCAGGCCCTACAGACCCGCGCCGTCTGGCACGTCATGCACTCGCCGTCGGTGACGCGGCGCTGGGCGCTCACCGGCACGCCGATCGCCACCCACCCCGGTGACCTATGGTCGATCATGCACGCGGTGGCGCCCGACGACTTCCCCACCCGTGGCGACTATCTCAACCGCTTCTGCCTCGGGCAGACCACGGCGTTCGGCAACATGGAGTTCGTCGGCATCCGGCCGGATACTCGCCAGGAGCTGTTCAGGATCCTCGATCCCCGCTTCCGGCGGATGCTCAAGGCGGTCGTGCTGTCCCAGCTCCCTCCGCGCACCCGGATGACTCGGCGCACCCAGCTCACCCCGCAGATGCGCCGGGTCTACGAGGAGCTCAAGCAGGACCTGCGAACGACCGTCGACGGCGGCCTGTTCGTGGCCCAGAACCACCTCGTCAAGAACGCCCGCCTCATGCAGTTCGCGTGCGCGAGCGTGGACGTCGATCGGGTAGATCCCAACAAGGTGAGTACGTGGAAGATCAGCCTGCGCGAACCGTCCCCGAAGCTCGACGAGCTCGAGATCGTGCTCGAGGAACTCGGCGTGCTCTCTCCGGGATTCAGCCGGCCGCCGGTGCTGGTGTCAGCCCAGTTCAAGCAACTGCTCCGGATGGCCGCCAAGCGCCTGGAGAAGCTCGGCGTCGCGCACGCGGTGATCGACGGCGACGTCTCGCAGCACGACCGCGACCAGGCCCTGGACGCCCTCAACGCCGGCCGGATCAAGGTCCTGCTGTTCACCGGGCAGTCCGGCGGCACCGGTCTGGACATGTCCGCGGCCGACGTGCTGATCAACCTCCAGCGGTCCTGGTCCCTGGTCGACGAACGTCAGAAGGAAGACCGCAACCACCGGATCGGCAGCGAGCGCCACGAGTCCGTCCTGGTGATCGACATCATCACCGAAGACACGGTGGAGGAGGACCAGGTCGACGCGCTGCTGGAGAAGATGCTGCGCCTCGACGAGATCACCCGAGACCGCGCCGAGCTCGCCAGGGCCAGCCTCGATACCTCGGCACTGGACGCCGAGGAGGCGCGGATCCTCAGGACCGACTTGTTCACGGTCGTCGACGAAGCAACACGGGAGACCGAGTGACCTACGAGGTAGAGACCATCACGGGCGCCGACGTCGCCGCGGCGCGCAAGCGCCACAAGCTCACCCGCCCCCAGCTCACCGAGATCATCGGGTTCGCGGGCAAGAGCACCGCGCGGCTGACCAACATCGAGCGACTCGAGTCGTGGAAACCCGGGGACCGGGAGAAGGTCGTCGCCGCGCTCAATCGGCTCGACGGTGCGCCCGTCGCCACGCTCGACGAGGTGGTGCATCTGCTGGATCTCGAGGACCTCGAGTACGACCCTCCTGAGGAGGACGCCGAGGACGACCTCTTCACCGTGTGCGTCGCGGACCCCGATTCACCGACCACCTGGTACGACGCCGACGGCGCACTCTGGATGACCTCTAATAACGTCCGGCTCGAGCTAGGTGACGCGGAGTCGCCGGTCGTGGTCGGGGACCTCGACGCGCAGCGCGGAACCGCCGTCCACGTGGACCTCGCGGCCGTCGCCGCGGGGATCGAGGTCCCACCCGAGCTCCTGGAGACCTCGCGCCTGGTACCGACGAACTGGGACGTGGGGCTCCAAGAGGAGTACTTGCCCGTCCCCGACGAAACGAGCGAGGTGCCGTACCCGCCCTCCGGGTTCCCGGTCAGCAACTCGCTGCTCCAGGACTTCAAGCGCTGCCGGCGCCGGTGGTGGCTGCGGTGGTACCGCAGCATGGCGCTGCAGACCGAGAACTACGTCGGGGTGCGCTCCACCGGCACCCGGATCCACGCCGCGCTAGCCGCCTGGTACGTCCCGGACGGGCAGGTGCGCGTCGACCCGCGGGAGGCGCTGGAGCGCGCCATCCTGCAGGACTGGACCACGATCTCCACCCTCGCCGAGTCGCGCGGGGCCGACCAAGACCAGATGACCTCCCTCGCCGAGGAGTTCGCCAAGAGCACCAATCTCGAGCGAGCCATGATCGAGGGGTACGTCCAGTGGCTGGAGGAGACCGGCGTCGATTCTGGCCTGCGAGTCATCGCCTCGGAGACCACGCTCACCGCCCACCTGGAAACCGCATCCGGCCGGCCGGTGGTGGCGATCGGCCTACTGGACGCCCGCGCCTATCGCGAGGTAGACGGCGTGCGGATGTTCGTCGACCACAAGTCCGTCCAGGAGCTCGCCTCCCCGCCGCTGACCCTCCAGCAGGACGAGCAGATGCTGCACTACCACCTGCTCGAGTGGCTCAACACCGTCGAGGGCGAGGCGCGCTGCGACGGGGCCCTCTACAACATGCTGCGCCGGGTGAAGCGCACCGCGCGGGCCACCCCGCCGTTCTACGAGCGGGTACAGGTCGACCACAACGTCCGCGAGCTGGAGTCCTACCGGACCCGGATGCTCGCGGCGGCCGACGAGGTCATGGCGGCCACCGAGCGGCTCGACAGGGGCGAGTCCCACTTCGCCGTCGCCTACCCCTCGCCCAGGCCGAGCTGCCGCTACGACTGCGACTTCTTCGCCGTCTGCGGCCTGTTCGACGACGGGTCCCGGGCGGAGGACATGCTGGCCGCCCTGTACCACCCGGTGAACCCCAACGACCGCTACCTCGAGCGCGACGGAGTATCTCTGTGACGGCACCGCTCAGCTACTTCACCACCGACCAGCGGATCTCGCTGCTGATCCACGCCGCGTCCAAGGTCGGCAAGTCGACCCTGTCGGGCACCGCCCCGAAGCCGATCCTCGTGTTGGACGCCGAGGGTTCCTGGCGATTCATCAACCTGCGCAAGGTGTACTGGGAGCCGTCTGCCGGACCCCCGCCCGTCTACGACGGCAGTTGGGACGCCTGCGTCGTGCACGTGCGCGAGTGGGGGACGGTGGAGACGTGCCTGCAGTGGCTGCGCTCCTACCAGCTCCCCTTCACCTCCGTGGTGGTCGACTCGGTCACCGAGATCCAGCGTCGCTGCAAGGAGAACCTGCGTGGCGAGGAGGCGATGAAGATCCAGGACTGGGGCACCCTCCTGTCTCGGATGGACAAGGCCATCCGCGGATTCCGGGACCTCGCGCTACTGCCCGGAATCAACGTGCGGTGCGTGGTCTTCATCGCGGAGACCCGGCAGTCCCAGGCCGGCAAGTGGGTCCCGTTCATGCAGGGTCAGATCTCCACCGCGCTGCCCTACTGGATGGACATCTGCGGGTACCTCTACCCGGACCGCGATGTGGACGCGAACGGCCAGCCGACCCTGGAGGTCCGCCGGCTGCTGATCGCGCCCAACTCGCAGTTCGAGGCCGGCGAGCGGGTCCAGGGCCGCCTCGGCGGCCTGATCACTGTCCCGCAACCGGCGGCCGGCACCAGCAGCGACGACATCGAACGCTGGATGCAGGTCATCTTCGGCGTCACCCCGACGCCGATCGCAACCCCGGCGCCGCAGGCGCCCCGAGAGGAAGTCACCCAGTGACGACGATCAACTTCAACCAGGCGATTCAGGACGCGAAGTCCGTCAGCTTCGAGGCGCTCCCCGACGGGGAGTACCGGATCCGGATCATCGAGTCGACCGCCACCACCGCGCAGTCGGGCAAGCCGATGATCAAGGTCAAGATGGAGGTTACCGAAGGCCCCTACGCCCCGCGCAAGGTGTTCAACCAGTTCGTCCTGACGCTGGAGAACCCCAACGCGGTCTCGATCTTCTTCCGGCACATGAAGGCGTTCGGGCTGGACGAGCAGTTCTTCGCCGCGCTCGGCTCGCAGGGCTCGCTGGACCCGGTGGCCTCCGCGCTGATGGGCCGCGAGGCCTACGTCAAGCTCGGGCACCGCGAGTGGCAGGGCGAGATGCGCAACAACTGCGAGGGGTTCCGACCGGCCACGGGCGTTCCCGCAGCGGGAGCTCCCGGCGTTCCAGGTGTCCCAAACCTTCCCGGGATCCCGGGGGTCCCGGCGACGCCCCCGCCTCCGCCGGCACCGCAGGTCCCCGTCGCGACTCCGGCACCCGCACCGGTGCCGGGTTACCCGGTCGCTCCTCCGGCGGCCCAGCCGCTGCAGCCTGCTCAGTCGCTGCAGCCGGCCCAGGTCTACGCGGCGCCCCCGCCTCCCGCACCGCCGGTGCAGCAGGTCCCCGTCGCGCCCCCGCAGGCACCCGTCGACTCGGCCGTCGCGGAGATGACCAACCAGGCACCGCCGGCGCCGGTGTACCAGGCCCCGGCCTACGCGCCCCCGGTCGCCGCGCCGCCAGCTCCCGAGATGCCCCAGGCTCCTCCGGTTCCCCCAGCACCGGTCCAGCAGGCGTCCGCGACCCCGGTCGCGCCGCCGCCCCCGCCGCAGATGCCGATCTAGGGAGCGGCCGTGTCTGACGTTACCCAGGCGGTCATGCACGACACCTGGACGTTGTCTATCACCGACCCGCTGCTGTGGATGTTCCAGAACACGGGCGGGAACCTGCCCGTAGTCCACCACGACGACGGCACGGTGACGGTTCCGCATCCGGAACGCTGGCGCTTCGCGCGAGCGTTCCGCACCGCGGACAAGCACGGCTGGCTCGCGGCGCCCGACCTGGTGCCGCCGTTCCCGCCTCCCCTGCCCGGCCCGGACGTGACGCCGTGAGCGATCGCCCCGTCGTGGGCGCCGTCGTCCACTACGTCAGCGGGTACTACGACGATCCGAAGTGCCACCCCGCGGTGGTCACCGAGGTCGGCCAGTACGTCGTCGTCTCCACGCGGACCACGGTCCCGAAGTCCTTCGACCGGAGCGAGGGACGCCCGATCCGCGAGATCCAGACCGAGCAGTGGTGGTACTCGGACGGCTGCGCGCTGTTCGTGCCGACCCTGGCTCGCACGCTGGTCGAGGGATGCAAACACGCCGAGACTGACGCGGCGGCCGGCACCTGGCACCACGTCCACCCGCAATACAGTGAGGCGGTACCTCGGTGACAGGTGGCTACGACTACGCGCCGGGGGACCGGGTCACGATCGTCGCCCCGGACCATCCCTGGTCCGGGTGCTCCGGCACGATCAGCGGTCCGATGGACGCGGGGAAAGAGGCGGGCTGGGTCGTCGACCTCGACGACCAGGCCGGGCTCCAGTGCTGGGCTCCGGACCGCGAACTGAGAACCGACCGAGAGAACGAAGAGGAGAGACCCCCACCGTGAGCTACGCACTCGTACTCGGCGCCGGCGGATTCGTCGGCGGCCACCTCGTCGGCCGGCTCGTCAAGGACGGCCACGAGGTGGTCGCCGTCGACCGCAAGTCCCGCGCCGACTGGTGGCAGGACCACCACCTGAGCGCCAGGACCTTCGACCTGATGGACGTCTCCGAGCCCCAGCCCCTGGAGCTGCTGGCGAGCATGGAGCACCGGGCGTTCGACGAGGTCTACCACCTCGCCGCGGATACCGGCGGCGTCGGCTACGTCGGCACCAACCACCTCGCTCCGGCCATGTCGGTCAAGGCGACCGTCAACGTGCTGGAGGCCGCCGCGCACTACGGCTGGGGACGCGTCTTCTACGCGTCGTCGGCCGCCGTGTACCCGCGGCACCTGCAGCGCGAGGGCGACGCCGCGGCGCTGCGCGAGCAGGACGCCTACCCGGCCGAGGCCGAGGGCGGTCACGGCTGGGAGCGCCTGTTCGGCGAGCGACTGTGCAGGCACTTCCAGGAAGAGGGCGGCCTGCAGACCCGCGTCGCCCGCCTGCACGCCGTCTACGGCCCCTGCTCTCCGTGGCGCGGAGGCCGCGAGCAGGTGGTCACCGCACTGTGCCGCCAGGTGGCCGAGATCAAGCTCGGTTACGCGGACCACGTCGCGGTGTGGGGAGACGGTACCCAGGTCCGTTCGTTCACCCACTCCAACGACTGCGTGGAGGGCATCCTGCGGATCGCGCGATCCAACATCGACGAACCGCTCAACCTCGGTTTCGCCGAGGGGCACACGGTCGACGAGCTCCTCTCGGCGATCGAATACGCGGCGGAGGTGTCCGTCGAGCGGCGGTACCTACCGGACGCCCCGCACGGGGTCCGGAGTCGGAGCTCGGACAACACCCTGATCCGCAAGTACCTGGACTGGGAGCCCTCGACCGCGTTGGTCGGCGGGGTCGCGCACACCTACGCCTGGGTCGAGCACGAGGTGGGTCGGTGGCGCAGGGACGCCCCGAGCCCGATCCCCCGGAAGGAGGCGGACGATGGCGAAGCGGCGTGGCCGACCGAGGCCCCAGGAGACGATCCAGCGTGACGACCGACTGGTACGGGTCCTCGAAGAGGCCCCGGACTCGATGACGAAGTACGAGCTGGCCGAGGCCCTCGAGGTCTCGCCCAGCGTGGTCTACCTGGCTCTCCGGCGACTCAAGGCCGACGGACGGGTCCGGCACGTCTCGTTGGGTAAGAGGCACTCCTGGAAGCCGGCGTAGCCTCGAAGGGGATCGCGCCCGCCCGGTGGTCCCACCCGACATTCGACCTGTCGGACGGGCGCGGTCCAGCTAGTGGACACAGCACTTGATTATGTGCTAGAAAGTTCCCAGCACGTCGAACGACTAGACCGAGGAGGCCGGACCGCACATGATCCAGACCGACACCACCTTCACCACCCGCCAGGTTCCGTGGATGCAGATCGGGACCGTAATCGAGGACCCGGACGTCGATGCGGCCGAGGCCGCGCGGCTCGGGGGCCTCGACTTTGACGTCGAGCTCGCCGAAGCCGGTTACCGGACGCCGTCCGGCACCTTCCGATCGCGGCCCCTCAGCCCGGCTTGGACGACCGAGGAGACCCGGTTCGCCTGCGTTCGGAAGGACACGGGGCAGTTTTTCGAGTTCGTCTCCGACAGCTACGCGCCGGTGCAGTATAGGGACGCCTTCGCTTTCATGGACGAGGTCAACCCGCGTTACGTCGCCGCCGGCACCTTGCGCGGCGGCCGGCAGGGCTTCATGGTCGTCCAGTTCCCGTACCACTTCGCAGTTGACTTGGACTTGGGCGGAAAAGTCGACAAACACGACCTCTACGCGGTCCTGCGCACCTCGCATGACCTGTCCAAGGGCATCGAGATTTCGGTGCTGAGCCTGAGGCACAAGTGCATGAACCAGCTCGGCCTCTCGTCCCTGGTCACCGGAGCCGTGCAGCGCTGGTCGATCCGCCACGTCGGCGACCCGATCGCGAAGCTGGACCAGGCGAAGCTGGCCCTGACCCGGGCCGACCACTACGCCTCCGCCTTCGCGGACGTGGCCGCCCGACTGCACTCCGTCCGGCTCGACTCGCCGGCCGCCCGCGAGGTGCTCACCTCCGTGCTACCCGATCGTCCCAAGCGCCTCGAGCAGGTCCGGACGATCACCCAGTTGTTCGAGGAAGGACCGGCGGTCGGCTTTGCCGGCACCGGCTGGGGGCTGGTGAACGCCGTGAGCGAGTACTTCGAGTGGAGCCGCCCCGACGGTATCCGCACTGATCGGTCGCGCTTCCTGGGTGCCCTGGAGGGTGACTCCCACCGCTTCGTCAATCGCACTGCCCAGGCCGTGCTCGAGCGGACCTGACCGAGCCCCGCGGGCGCCCGGGAGTCAGCACTCCCTCCCGGGCGTCGGCGGCCCACCGGATCGAGACCAAAGAACGCCGGACAGGAGGAACCGAGTTGTCAGATAAATCCAAGACCAAGCGGAACAAGGACGTCATCAACCGGATCGTCGACTATTTCGCCAAACATCCGAACCAAGTCGTCACGATCAAGATGATCTCCACGTCGACGCGCATCCCCGAGGGACGCGTGCGCGACAGCATCAACAGCTTCCGCTACTACCACCGCAATGACCCGAACCATCTCAGCAAGCAGATCGAGACCGTGATTCGCGGCAACTCCTGGCAATACGTGGTTCCCGGTCTGCTCGGCCCCGCCGAGTCCTCACCGACGCCTCCGATGAACGGACCCGTGCTCCCCAGCGGACCCTCCTCTCCTCAGGACACGAACGCGTCGATTCAGGCAACGGTGGCCGACTTCGTCTCCAAGGTCGGCGCCGTCGCCACGCCCGAGGAGCGAGGTCAGACCAAGCACGTCTTCGAGGAGGTCGGTCCCGTTGCCGGCGGGTTCGTCATCCAGGACGAAGACGGGGTCCTGTACCGCGCTACCCGGCTCTAACCGGAGAGGGGGTCGAGTTGTCGGTAGCGGATCCCGCGTACGACGACCCCCGGAACGGGTTCCGGTGGCGCGCGGACCGGCGGGCGTGGCGAGACCACGCCGCGTGCCGAAGCGCGCCACCGGATCTGTTCTTCCTCCTCGAGGACCCTTCCGACGAGGACAGTGCGGAGCCTGCCTACCTGACCGAGGAGCAGTGGTCGTACTGCGGCCGCTGTCCGGTCAGGGACGACTGCGACATTGTCGGCCGCGGTGAGGACTTCGGGGTGTGGGGCGGCCTGACCGCCTACCAGCGCGATCTCCTCAAGAGACCGACGGCGCGCAAGCGCTGTCCGGTGTGCGCGAGCGTGTCCGTGGTGTCCGAGGAGGGCAACGGCGTCTGCGTCGCCTGTGCGCATTCCTGGCCCCTCCGCGTTCGAGTGACTTGACGTGCCGATCTCGCGACCGGTATGGTTAGTCTACGACCGAGGAACGGAGGAACGATGAACACGAGAACCAGGCCGCACGTCGTCTTCACCCAGCGCGGTGCGCGCCACGCCGTCTACGTGCGGTACGCGCGGCACGCGTTCGGCGGCTACGAGGTGCGCCGGCGCGACAACGATCGCCTGCTGGGCTGGGTCCGACTGGCCGACGCGGGGAAGGGCTGGACCCTCACCGTCCACCGCAGCGCCTTCCGCGGCGTCGGGATCGACGACGTCGGGCACGCTCGGGACTCGGTCCCCGCTACCCTGTTCGGACCGATCTCGCGCCCCTACACGCTGCACACCCGCACCCAGGCCGCCTGGGAGCTGGTCACCTTCCTCGTCCACCACGAGGCGCCCGCCGTCGGGTTCCCGGCCCACCGCGACGTCGTGATTCACCAGGGAGGTGACCGGTGACCGAGGACAAGCTCGCCGACAGAATCGCCAAGCTGCTGCGCAAGGCGGAGGGCACCGACAACGACGAGGAGGCCCGGATCTTCACCGCCCACGCGGCGGCCCTGATGACGAAGCACGGGATCGACCGGGCCCGGGTCGAGGCGATGATGGCTCCTGACGACGCGCGACGGGAGGAGATCAAGACCGTCGCCATCAAGCTGACCGGCTCCTACCGGATGGCGCTGCGGAAGATCGCCTACTGCGTGGTCAGCGGGCTCGGTACCTGCCGCGAGTTCTACGTGGCGCACAGGAACTACGACGTCTTCTACATCGTGGGTCACGCGTCGGACGTGGACGCCGCGATGATGCTGATCGCCTCGATCGGCATGCAGTCTTCCGACGCGCTCAAGAGGTGGTGGGTCGACGAGCGCGAGTGGTATGACACCCCCCGGGATAAGTTCCGTGCTCGACGGCAGTTCCTGATCAGTTTCGGAGAGGGCGTCTGGGACCGACTCACGACCCAGCGCAGGGCCACCGAAGCCGAGGCCGAGATCGCCGAGCCGGGAACTGCGCTGGCGATCGTGGATCGGGCGGCCCACTTGGACGCGCACATGGCCGCCAGCCACCCGGACATCCGGGACGCGCGCCCTTCGCGGATGGTCGGCGACGGCAACGCCATGGTCGCCGGTCGGGAAGCCGGACGCCGGGCCCGAGTAAACGCGACCGAGGTCAGCGCGGGACGCCCTCAGATCCAGTCATGAGAAGACCGAACGAAGGGAGATGGAGAGATAGTGGACGGAAGATGGAGGCGGCAGGGGGCGTGGGCGATCATGGCGCTGGTGCTCACGCTGAGCGCGTGTCAGGACACGCCTAACCACTACGTGTTCGACAAGCGCCATTTCGTTGACGAGAGCCAGCACGAGCACTGGGTGATCGACTGCCGCGTCGGGAAGAAGACCGTCAACAGCGAAGACGAACTGGTGCTCCGGCACGACGAGGTCACGCAGAATAAATACAACGCGGTGAGGATCGGTGACGCGTGCTGATCAGGAAGCGCTGTGCCGCCTCCTGCTCCTCGTAGTGGTGGGCGCCGGCCCGACCGTCGCTTAAGCGCTGACCCAGCGTCCCTCGCGGATGAATCCGTGGTGCCCGCACCGCTGGCAGAGGATCGAGGGACTCAGCGTCAGCGGGTCCCAGGACTCTACCGTCCAGGTCGGTCGATCGGAGGCCTCGATCCGCCGCTGGACCTCGCCGTCGAAGGTCACCGTGCCGCTGCAGGATTCGCCATCGGGGGTCCGATGGAACTCGATCAGGCCGTATCGCGGCTCGTCTAGGACGCCCTCGTACTGCGGGTTCAGCTCGCGGTCGGGGGCCCAGCCGACGTAGCAGGCGCTTACTCCGTCGCCGAGGTCGTACGGGTCGTCGTAGGTGGCGTCGTCGAGGGTAGCGGCCACGTCGATCAGCTCCTCACCAGTCGTCCGTCGAGTTCCAGGGCGCGTTCCCAAGCTTCCATCCAGCGCCACGCGTGGTCGCGCAGGCGCAGCCCGTCGGCCACCGTCCGTCCCATGGCGGAGAGGTCCGCTCGCAGGTCAGGATCACCCACGAGGCGACGGACCCGCGAGTACCAGTCCTTCGGTCGGTCGACCAGCACCCCGCAGCCCAGTCGGTGCAGACGCTGGTACTCGGCGCGCGGGGAACCGACCCACGGTACCCCGACCGCGGCCAGTTCGAGCGGCTTGAGCCACGACTTGGCCTGGTTGAACCGGGTGTCGGCGAGCGGGGTGAGCCCGGTCCCGATCTCGGCCAACCTGCTCGGCCAGTCCTCCAGCTCGATGTGTTCCCGGCACCCGTCGATCCTGGCCCACTGGTCTCGGGGCACGCCGAACACCTTGCCCAGGTCGTCGGCGAGCCCGAACCCGCGGAACCGGACGCCCTCGCCGATCAGGCGCGCCACGGCGGGCCCGACCGCGCTCGGGTCGTCCGGGTGGGAGTGCAGCGCCGCCGGCCAGCCCACCAGGTCCGAGTCCTCGTGCGCGATCCCGTAGTAGTGCTCGGCCAGGTAGTTCGGGAGCACCGCGCCGCGCCCGTGCGCCGCGTAGCGCTGCTGTAGGGCCGGCGTCGTCGCTGTGACCAGGGACGCGTCTCGACAGGCTCGCGCCACGTTGGCCCAGGAGTGCAGGTTCGGCTGGCCGCCTAGAGTCTCTTTCGGACTCTTGGTCGGGTGCAGCCACGCGAAGGCGGGGTTGGCCGGGTGAATGGCGGCCAGGTCGTCGTCGACGTCGACCACCACGGCGTGTCCCTGCCGGCGCAGTACGCCGACGGCCTGGGCCAGGTAGGCGTGCGAGACCCGCTGCATCACCACGACCTCGTAGGCGGGGTCGAGGTTGACGCCGACGACCTCGTCCCCGGCCATGCGGAGCTCCAGGCGGCGCGCACCCGGATCGACCACCGTGACGTCGTGGCCGGCGCGGTGCAGCTCCTCGCTCGGCCAGATCAGCCGATGGGCGCCGCAGCCGTACCGGTCAGCGGGAATGACCAGTACCTTCACGGTGGTTACTCTACTAGGTCTTCAGCCACTGGCCGGTGAAGCTCGGCTGGACGTAGTCGGTTGTGGCCGTGTTCAGTGCGCCGCCGCTGCTCTGCCAGGCTTCGATCCGCAGGATGTCCCCGGCCGAGCACTGCACGCGGGCGACCCGACTGATCACCTGGGAGAACTCGGAACCGCCGAGGTTCGGGGAAGAGTTACCCGACCCGGCGATGTTGTTCCCGTTGATCGTCAGTCGGACGATCCTGATGCCCGTGGCGTTCGGCGCGAAGCTGCATCCTCCCGACACCTGCCAGAGGCCGGACTTCGGCACGGTGTATCGGTCGGTGTTGGTGACCGTACTGTGTCCGTTGTCGCTGTCGTTGTCGTCAGTGTTGAACAGCAGCGCGGTGAAGGTGGTGTTGTTGAGTGACTGCGCCGCGGTATTGCGGATGAAGAACGTCGGGACGTTGGTCGCCGACTGCAGGGCCGCGATGTTCGAGTTCTGCGTGCCGTCGACGGCGTCGATTCGCGCCAGCTCGGTCTCGACCTCCAGGGCGAGCGCCTGCATCTGGCTCGGTCCGTTCGGAGGATCCGACAGGGCCGGGTACGGGATGCCGTAGATCGGGGTAACGGGCATCGGAGTGACCTCCTAGGTCTGCCGGAAGTAGAGGCCGAGGGGCTGGAATGCGACTTGCCCGGTACCGGTGCTGACGGTGATCGCGACCTCTATCTTGAGCCAGTCCTGACCGATGAACTGGCTGATGTCGTACGGCCCGTGCCGGGCGACCTCCAGTGCCCCGCCCACCGTCCACTGCCCCACGACGTTGCCGCCGAGCTTGATCGCGTAGGTGGTGGTATTCGTCCCGCTGGATTGGCCCCACACTCCGTCGATCTCGATCTTCGGGTGGCTCACGCGGATGCGGCCTTCCCAGGTGTAGAGCGAGCCGGCTGCGATAGAGGTGTACCCGGCGACCCCGAGGGCCTCGCTGCGCTGGAACTGCGGGTAGACCACGATCGGCCACTGCGGTTCGACGAGCTGGGTATTCAGCGCGACGACGCGTCCCAAGATGAAGTAGGAGGTCCGGTAGCGCAGCACGCCCACCACGTCGCCCTCGCGCAGGGCGATCAGGCCGGCCGAGGTGAGGGCGGGCAGGTTGGTGAGCACCGCCCCCGCGACCTCGATGGAGTTGGTCCCGCCCGACCCGTTCCAGGACAGGATCCGTCCCTGGTGGAAGCTGATTTCGCTGTCCGAGCTGCCGTTGCGCCCCGCGCTGGCCAGCGAGGAGGTGACGCTGAGGAACTGGGTGATCTCGTCGGTCCGGTTGCTCACGTGTCCACCTCGATCACGGATCCGGTCTGCTTGCGGGTGGTGCCCGACATGGGGTCGTCCTTGTGCAGCGGGATCGCGAGGGTCTCGATGACGTGGAGCTCCGATTTGTCCTCGTGCGAGATCAGGATCGGGTCCAGGGGCTCGAGAGCGGGGTTGGGTACCGCGGTGAAGTCGACGTTGTACGGCAACCCGATGCTGCGCTGGAGCATCGCGACCGCGGCGTCGGAGGCCTGTTGGACGGTGCGCATGAAGGCGGAGTAGAAGAAGCGGGGCACCTTGCCGAACCGACCGCCCCACATGGTGGGCGAGGCAGGGTCCAGGTCTCGAGCCACCGCCCGAACCGGCTCGTCGCCGCTCGGGGACTCGCCGAGCGCGACGACGGCGTTGTAGACCCCGTCTCGGTCCAGCGTGCGCCGCAGCCGGATCAGGACCCCGTTCAGTCCCGCGTTGACGTCGAAGACGGGCACCGTGGGGTCCGGCGCCGTCTTGACCTGCAGCCGGCCCGCGTAGTCCCAGTAGATGACCTTCCCGCGAGATCGGGCCACATCCAGCAGGAAGCCGTAGCGGTCCTCGTCGGCCACCTGGTCGGCGCCGAGCAAGGTGCCTGCCGCGTCGAAGTCGAAGACGATCGTCGCGGTCGGGTACACGTCGTGCACGAGCTGGGTGAAGACGTCCTGGACCGACTGCGAGGACTGAAACTGGATCGGCGCCTCCAGCCTCGCGTCGACGATCCCGGACATCCGGTCCCGACACTCCAGGGTGATGGAGGTGTCCGTGGTGCCGTCCTGGTCCACCGAGTAGATGCGGAAGTACCCGAGTGAGACGAGCTCGGAAGAGCCGTCGGCGGACACCACAACGCCGCGCTGGACGAACACCTCGTTTCCGTAGGGGGTGAGCAGCCCGGTCGGCTCCAGCGGCCACATCCCGTCTCCGTTGACCTCCAGGGTCAGGGTGCTGCGCACGTCCGCGGTGGAGTCCATGTGGACCTCGCCTCGGATGACCTGCAGGCTGGTCCCGAGCGGGTTCACGCCCTCCTGGTAGGTGGTCAGGACCCGGGCCGCGACCTCGATGGAGTGGCTGCCCCGAACGATGCGGTTGAACGCCGCGCTGACTGGCCTCACGCGTCATCCCCCCCTCACGGCACGATCACGTCGGCCGGAGTGCCCACGCTCTGAAGGAGGTCCAGCCAGGTGGCCTTCGCGTTGATCACGTCTTGCCAGGTAGCGAACGCGTTGAGTACTCCCTGCCAGGTGACCGTGGAGCCGACCACGTCCGGGCCCGGCGCCGCGACCTCGGTGAGCGGGAGAGTGAACACCCGCCAGTCGTTGTTGCAGGTCCTGTTGAGCAGTGGACGGGCCATGACGACGTCGCCTACGACGACGTAAAGCGAGGGGTACGGGTAGCTGGCCGGAGTCTGGAAGAACATCTCGCCGCCGGTCGAGAGAGCGAGGTCCAGATCCTGCCACTGGGTCGCCGTCTGGGTCACGACGTCGACGCTGAGCTCCTTGGAGCGCCTCAGGTCGGTGATCGCGACGGGATAGCTGCGACCGATGACGTCGAACAGCGCCGTGCGCGTTCGCCTGGTGATCGGCGAGATGTTCGTGACGCAGAAGAGCTGCCGATTCAGGAAGGGAAACTCGATCGACTTCAACCACACGCCACTGATGGAGGGCGTGATGTTGGCGGTCTGAATCAGGTCCGCCGGCTTGAAGTCCATGATCATGCTGCTGGACAGCGCCGCTCCCCCTCCGGTGACGACGAAGGACCCGGCGGCGACGTTGACCTTGGTGGTCTGGATGCAGTAGTCCCAGACCAACCCCTGGTCACTGCCGGTGGTCGTGGAGGGGTCGTCGATCTTCACGCCGACTCCGCCGTCGCCGGCCAGGGTCCCGGTAGTCGTCCAGTCGTCGGCCTTCCAGCCGGTGTAGAGGATCAGGGCGTGGGTCGGGCTGACCGCGAGGGCTCCGTAGGCGATGTTCTGCGCGGCCGGAGTACGCAGGCTCAGGGCGAGGGCGTCGGCGAGAGAAGGTCCCGACAGGTTGCGGAAGCAGGCGAGCTGGGCCGAGGTCGTGTCGCCGGCGACGCCGCCGGAAAAGGCGACCGTAGGCGCGACCTCGCCGCCACCCACGTGGGACTTGGCGAAGACGCGAAAGTTCGACGCGTTGCCGATGAGGGTGTACCCGGCGGGAGTCTGCGGGAACGCCGCGAGGCCGAAGATCGCGCTGGTGAGCACCAGCGTGTCCCCCGCGGCTCCACCGGCCGGCAGGCCAGGGTTCAGGCTGGCGTTGTCTCCGTGCGCGACCGTGCCCTTGGAGACGAAGGAGACGTCCTTGGGGGTCGTCACGCGGTAGTAATTCACCACGTCGGAGGTGAACTCGTAGTCGTAGACCGTGAGGGTGCCGCCGACGATCGGGGCGTCCTGCCCGCCGCGCACTACCGTCCAGGTGATCTGGTTGAGCGACTTCTCGACCAGGCCGGTGGTGGCGGTACCCATCCCGGTGGCCACGACCTTCACGCGGGACAGCGTCGACTCGTAAGTGAGGGTGATGCTCACCGCGCCCTCCCCGTGCCGGCCAGGGCCTTGCGCCTGGTGTCCCGGTTCTTCTTGACGACGACCCCGTTCACGAGCTGGGTGAGCTCCTGCTCCCCGATGAACACGTGCACCTCGGTCACGTCACCGGCCGCGGCGCCGGCAGACGCGCCGGCGACAGCGGCGGCCGAGGAGGCTCCACCGGTGCTACCGAACGCCCCGACGCGCATCGGCACGTTGGGTGCCTGGACGCCGCCGAACTGGTTGGCCACGTCGCCGAAGAGGCCGCCGAGAGCCGAATTGAGGGTGTCCTTTTCGGACGAAATGCCCTGGGCGAAGCCCTCCACGAGGGCCTGTCCGCGGAAGGGAGTCCAGCCCCTCCCGCTGAACGGACCCACCTCGGCCGGGCTGTGCGGGAACCAGCTGGCCACCGCCTCGACGACCTGACGGGCCGCCTTCTGAATCAAGAGCTGGGCTCGCGAGTTGACCATGCCCTCGGCGAAGCTGCCGACCAACGCCGTCCCAGCGGGACCGAAGTCGGCCGAACTGAATATGCGAGCCACCTGGAGCAGGATGTCGCGGGACTGCTTGACGGTGACGAGGAACGACCTGTTGGCGGCATCCGCGATGGCCGAGAACGCCCCCGCTCCCTTCTCCGCTATCGCGTCGAAGCTGGGAAACAGGGTAGCGACCAGCTTGACGGCGGCATCGGTCGCCGCGTTGGACACCCCGTCGAACGCCGTGCCGGACCGCTTCTGGAGTCGCTCGGCAGCGTTAGCAGCCCCGTCGCTACCGAAGGACATGACCGTCACGAAGTGGAAGACCCCGCCCTCGAGCCTGGTCAGCGCATCCCCGGCCTGCCCCAGCGAGTCGATGACCGCGGGCACCGCCTCGCCGGCGATCCGCTCCACCATCGAGTCCCGTGCCTTCTCGCTGTCCCCCGAGATCGTGAAGACGAAGAACTTGAAGATCCTCGCCGCGGTGGCGATGCCTCGCTCCACGGCCTCGACGAACTTCAGGATCGCGGTTACGAGGATGGCGATGACCTTGATGAGCGGCTCCGCGAGCCGCAGGAACAGGACGATCAGCTCGAGGACCGGCCGGATCACCGGCAGCAGCACCTTCATCAGCTCGACCATCGGCGGCAGCAAATCCTTGACCAGGGGAAGGATCGCCTTCACGAGGTCGACGAAGGCCTGCACCAGACCGGGAAGGAAGGGCAGCAGGGCGTCGATGAACTGCTTGATCACGTCGGCCAACACCGGCGCGATCGCGGACAGCACGTCGGCCAGGGCCTTGAGGATGATGCCGGCCAGCTCGGCGAGGCTGGGGAGCAGGGGAGCCAGCGCGATGATCAGATCGCCGAAGGCCTGGCCGATGGCGATCAGGCCGTTGATCAGTTTGGGATCGCTCAGCGCCAGGGCCAGCGAGTTGGCCAGCACCGTCACGACCTTCTCGAGCGTCGGCGCCAGGGCCTCGAGCACGTGTCCCAGGCTCTGCCCGATGATGTCGGCCAACCGGCCGACCGCCGGCAGCGCCGGCGCGATCCCTCGTACCAGCGCGCCGAACCCGCGCGCGAGCGCGTCGATGCCCGGCTCGGCGATCTTGAGGGCTTTCCCCAGACCGTTGACGAACTCCGTGACGGGAGGGCCCAAGACCTTCCCGATGTTGCCCAGGATCGGCGCGATCTCCCCGGAGAAGACCAGGAACACGGCCTTGAGGACCGGACCCAGGGCTACCGCGGCTTCCTTGGCGGAGGTGAGGAACTGGGTAACGGCGAACTTACCCGGGTCGCTGGTGAAGAAGTCCTTGAGCGCCTTGGAGATGTTGTCGATCGACTGGAGGAATCCCACGCCGGCACCGCTGGCGGTGCGGAAGATCGACAGAACGGTCTGCCCGAGGTTCTTGAAGATGTCGATCAGCGTGTGCAGCGTCTGGATCCCGCGCGCGAAGAAGGCGCTGAGCTGCCCCGAGTCTCGGGCCTTCGCGATGAAGGCGGCGAACCTCTCGGTGACCGAGGTGATCGAACTCGCGATGATCGGGAGGAAGTTGGACCCGACCGAGACGATGTCCCGGATCGCGCTGCCGAACGCGATCCCCGCCGGCGCGAGGATGTGCAGGGAGGTCTTGGTGTTGGCGAAGAGGTTGTTGAGGTCGGCTACAGTCTGCTTGGACCCGGCGAAGATCGCGAACGCGCGGGCCCCGTCGTTCACCGCTGCGGCGATCTCGACGAAGTTCTTCTTCACCCCGGGCAGCAGCGTGTTGCCCAGCTTGGTGATGGTCGCGTCCATGTCCTTGAACAGGGCGTCCTGGACCGCTACTCGGAAGGCCCCCGCCTGGATCCCGAGGTCCTTGACGGCGATCGCCGCCTTGCGTGCCTCGGGGGACAGCTTCTCGAGGTCCTTGGCGAACTTCTTGGGGTCTCCGGCATCCTTGATCGCCTTGCCGACCCCCTGGAACCCCACTGCCAGGGCACCCAGGGCCACGGTCGCCGACCCGGCCGCGGCCGGGATCAGGGCGAAGGCGCCGGCGAGGTTGAAGGCCACCCCGCCGAGCGCCACGCCGGCACCGGCCAGGGCCTGGGTGCCGAGGACCGCGAAGCTGTCCGTGATGGTCTGAAAGGTGCGCTTGAGGTCGTTGCGGAGATGCACGGCGAACTCGGCCGTCTGGGGCAGGACGCGGATGAGCGCGCGTCCGATCACCTCCGCCACGACGTCACCCCACTCCCATCTCCGTGAGGAAGCTCTGGGAAGCGTCCTCGTCCCCGTACCACCAGTCCGGCGTCCCGGGGTTGTCCTGGCGCAGGCGCTGGCGAGCCGTCAGGCCCCTGCCGGGAACCGACCAGTTCGCGACGCCGAGCGTGCTGTCCAGCTTCTGGCGCGGTCCACCCGGGTCGTTCTCGTCGCCGCGCAGGTTGCGCACCATGGTCGCGTAGATCACGTTGAGGAATCGATCAGCCGGTAGTCGGAGGACGTCGACTCCTCGTCCGAGGTAGTAGCCGTCGAGCTCGTGCCAGACTCCGGGCTCTCGGACCCAGGCGAGGAGTCCGAACCCGGCTCGGTAGGGCGTCCGGTGTACTGCTCGATCAGCCAGTTGAGGGTGGTCGTCAGGGTCCGCAGGCCGATCGGCTCGACGCGATTACTCATGTTGGCCACGAAGCGCTGGGCCGACTCGGCGACCAGGACGGTCGTCATGATCTCCTTGATTAGCCGCACTTGGTCCCCGGGCTCACCCTCGAGGTTCTGCACGCTCGCCATGACCTCGATGATGGTGTCGGCGCCGATCTCCCGGACGCCCTCGTACACCTCCCCATAGATCCGGAACCTGGGCCCGGGTGGCGGGGTGAAGTCGGGGATACCCTCCTCGTCGAGGTCGACGACCATGGTCGCGGGACTGGTCACGTCTGCTCTCTCCTTCCGCACGTCGGCGGTCGGGATGACGGTAGCCCGAGCCGGTCCCCCGTCTTCGATAGCGTCAAGAGCTACTCGACGGCGGCCGGCAGCGCGTCGCGCAGGAAGTGGGTCCCGTGCTGGCCGCGCACGGAAGGGGCGAAGATCGTCACGCCGCCGACGCGAAACTTCAACACGCTGCGGGTCTTGGGCTGGATCGGGAGTCCGGTGGGCCCGTAGACCCCGGTGCCGTCGTGGACGAACCGGGCGTGCTTGGCGGTGGCTTCGACGACCACCGAGGCCTCACCCTCGGAGCGGTCGCGACGCGCCTTGATGGAACGCTGGAGCCGGCCGGTCCGGACGCGTACCCGGCGCTTCGCGGCGGCCTCGACCCGTTTGCCGCGCTTCATTGCGTCCTTGCCCACCACGCCGTCGTCGGAGCGCAGCAGGACCTGGAGCTGCACCTGGTCGAGGTCGATCCGTACGTTGGCCACGGATGACCTACCTCTCCAACGCGACGAGCAGTCGCAGGTCGGTACCCACGCAGTCGCCGAGCGGCCCGACCGCCGTCTGCTCCCCGGTCACATAGTCGATGATCATCTCGTTTTCCTTGAGCGCGCAGAGCTCCTGGGTCGCTCGACTGAGGGCGCGCCAGGCGTCGTCGAGCAGGACCTGGGCGCTGGCGTCGAGGGCCTCTACGCTCGGCGCGAGCTCTTGTCCCGACGGAAGAGGCGCGCACCGCACCACGTCGAGGTGGATCTCCCCGACGAGCCACGGCAGATCGCAAGGTCCGATGCGGATCTCCCCGGTGGTCGTGGTGTCTGCGGGAAAGTTGTCCGAGAGGAAGAACCGGGTGACCGTGACGGCGAGCAGCCCGCAACTGCAGTCGTCCCAAACGACGTCCGCCGGGACGACGCCGGCTCGACCTACCTCGCCGCCGAGACTGCCAACCAGCTCGTCCGCGACGCCGGTCACCAGGATCGAGGCCACCTGGTAGAAGGCGGTGGGCCCGTGCAGCTGGGTCACGTCGACGTCCTCCGCGGCGTTGAGTAATCTACAGAATAGGTCCCGGCGCGTCGCCGGAGCCTGTTGGGGTTCCAGGTCGCGATGAAGAGGTTGACCAAATAGAGGTTGGTCAGGCCCTCCTTGAGCAGCTCGGTCGGGTTGGGGAACTGGAGGGTGGCGCCCTGCCGGATGAGCTGCACGACCTGGGCCGGGATCAGGCAGTCTTCTCCGGTGAAGGCCTTGGTGAGCTGGCAGGCGAGCTCCCCGACAGCCCAGGCGCCGCCTTCGGGGACGTCGACGCCGAACCGGGCGGTGACCGACCAGGTGCCGACCTGGGTGTCGTCCTTGTTCAGGTCGTTGCACAGCGGCCACAGGCCACCGTCAGTGCGGACGAGCAGCCGGTTGTCGTCGACCCGGTAGGAACCGGTGACCATCGGGGACCCGTCCAGGCGCACCTCGACGACGTCGTGCACGGGCGCGGGCAGCCGTACCTCGGACACGACGCTGCACGAGCAGTTGCCCGAGCACCCGCCGCAGACGAGGTTGAACCATTGACCGCCGATCAGCGCCGGCGTCGGCCAGCTCCCCCCGCCGGCGGTGGGCAGGTTCGACCAGTAGCCGCCCCAGGGCCACGGGGCGTCCCCGCAGTCGCTCCTGCACGGCCGCAGCTTCTGGGTGCAGAGCCCGAACTGGCGCCCGGACAGCGACCAGACGACTTCCGTGGCGACCTCGACGGCCTGCTGGAGCAGGTCCTCGGGGACCTCGGTGACGTTGCACGGGAACCGGGCCGGCCACGGGTCGCAGGGGCCGAACTGCGTGGTGAGGGGAGCGCTCAAGGGCGTGCCCCCCTTACGTCAGCGTGGTGGGACCGCAGGCCGCGGTCGGCAGCGCCACGGTCGTGATATTCCACAGCCAGTGGTCCAGACCGGTCTCGTTGACCACGCGGCCGGTCGGCAGCCACGATGTCGCGCCGGGGCCGTGGCCCCACTGGGTGGCTGCGGCCTGGGTCTCGGCGACGAACTGCAGGGTCGCCTTCCCGTTCTGGATCGCGTAGGCGCCGACCTCGGCGTTTCCGGTGTTCGGCCAGGCGTTGTAGATGTAGCGCTGCGCGCCGGACGGATCGCAAGCACCGGATCCGGCAACGCGCTGCCACACCTCCATCGAAAAACGATTGTCGTTGGCGCCCTCCATGAACGCGAAGCCGGTGCCGGTAACGGCGGGGCTCACGGTGTCCAGGAGACGGGCGTCCAGCACGTAGGCTGCCAGGACCGGGTCGACCTCGCAGAAGTCCACCGTCAGCTTCATCCGCTTGAGCAGCGGCTTGTCCTTCTGGTTGACGCACAGGTCGCCGTCGGCGTTCTTCTCGAGGAACTCCTGGCCGGCCTCGTAGTCGGGCTCCTGGTTGACCTGGACGAAGCCCTTGGTGACCAGGCAAAGGGCCGAGGCACCGGTCACCGGGATGCCGCAGGCGTCAACCTTGACGATGCGCAGGTGTGTGCCCTTGATGGGCGTCGCGCAGATGCCGGCCACGATGGTCTCCTCCTACGTCACCGGTACGCCGATGCGTACCTGGGCGGCTACGTGGCAGCAGTCCCAGCCCAGCACGTAGGTACGCTCGGCGATCTGCTGGATGGTATTGGTCGACCGGTCGAACGAAGCCGGCGTGGTGGGCAGGATCCGAACTTCTCCCCGCAGGAAGAACACCGCACCCGTGGCGTAGATCCAGGCCTCGCCGGCGGCCGCGTTCGCGCCGGTCGGGGACGTGCCGGGATATCCGGCGCCTACGGAGAGGAGGTTTCCCTTGAGGGTCTCGAGGTGATCTCCGACGACTCGTACGATGCCGTGCATGTCCAGCGTGGGTAGCACCCTTACCGGGACATGCACCACGCCTCGACCGTTGTAGCAGTTACCCAGGCCCTCCTCCAGTAGGCCGAGCCCAGTGGCCAGGTCTACTGCGGTACCGGAGGTGACCACGGTGGCAGCCGACTGGAGTTCGGCCCCCTGCGCGTCGAAGACGTCGTCGTTGGCCGCCAAATGCGGGAACGCGATCAGCTTTCCGTCCACCAACCCCGTCCAGAACGCCCGCTCGACCTGCCACGCCTCGCTTTGAGCGAGCGCGTCCCGGGCCATGGCCGCCGCGTCGGGTAGCCCGACGGGAGAGCAGTCGAATCGAGTAAACGGCGTAAACGGAGTAGCCCCTCGCAGCACCTGGTGAGTGTTCGGCGTCTTCTGGCTCGGCTCCGGGATCGAGCCGACCCCGGTCACCGCGATGCACTCGTCGTAGGTCGAGGATCCCATGCCGGGGTCCATGCAACGCGACTCCCAGGTCAGCCCGTTCTGCCAGTGAGGGGTCGGCGGATCGAGCAACTGCGCGACCGTGAGTAAACCGTACGGAGACGGGGTGAACGACGGCGGCTCGATGATCAACCGGGGTCCGGCCACCGTTCACCTCACTCTCTCCGATTCGCCTCCGCCCACTCGGCCGAGTACTACAGGTTGGCGCCGGTGATGTTGGCCTGGCCGGTCCGGCCGTCCACGTTGAAGGCGATGCTGTAGCGCCGGGCCTCGTGGCCGACGCGGGTGACCAGGTGGCACTCCTCGGTCCAGGCCGCGGTGTGGTCGTTGGTCGCGTTGAGCGCGCTGTCGCGGACCACGCCGAGGTCCAGCGAGAGGCCGTTGCCCAGGAGGAACGTGCCGGCGGCGTAGATCATGACGTCGGCGGTGACCGGCCACGCGGTCATCGGGGTGGCGTTGCCGAACTGACCGGAGCCGCGCACCTGCCAGTCGTTGACCCACTGGACTCGGACGTTCAGGTCGGTGAACCAACCGTCGATCGTCGCGTCGGAGACCTGGTCGGGCTCGATGCCGGTACGGTGCGCGAGGTCTGCCCGGATGACGGACTTCAACCAGAACGGAGCCACGACCTCGAGGACGTCGTCTTCGCACATGCCGTAGCGGGCCCGGTAGTCGACCACGCCGAGCGAGATGCCGCCGAAGATCTGCTGGTAGGCCGGGTTGGTGACCGCGTAGCCGCCGGTGCTGATGCTCGCCGAGCTGAGGCTGACCATCGTGTTGATGATCTGACCGTTCATGGCGTGCGCGTGCGCGGCCATCATCAACTTGATGAAGTTGGCGGTGCTCTCGGGGTAGGCGTCGTCAGTGAGGTTGCCGGCGGTGACGCAGATGCCGTAGCACTCGAGGCGCCGGTCGGTGAAGGTCGGGCACGGTACCCGGATGCAGTGCTTGGTCGGAGAGCCGGTCACGGCCGCGATGTCGCTCGCTTCGGTCCACAGCCACGGGATGCTGTTGACGTTGAACGCCACGCTGAACCCGCCGAACGCCTGGTTCGGGTTGGTCCCGAGCACGTCGGCCAAGGACGGGGAGACCGGTACCTGCACGCCACCGCGACTCACGCCGAAGGTCGGTAGGTCGACCAAGCCGTCCGCGCAGGCGATGTTGAAGAAGTCGTAGCGGATCTCCGACGGCGCGCACCAGCCGCCGGCGGCCACCAGGGAGTCCTGCTTGTCCTTGGAGGTCAGGTACCGGAACAGCTCGTCGATCTGCCCGGGGCTCGTGCGGTCGTCCACGGTGTGGTCGAACTCGTTGCGGATGCTCGCCACGAGTTGCTGGTTCGGGTTCTTGTTGGTAACCGGCATCGACCGTGCCTTGCGCCGGACGATCTCGGTCAGGTGGTCGAGGTTGGTGATGCCCTCACCGCGGGCGACGCCCGGGATGTCCACGCTCGCGGTGACCGTGAGTCGCTTCTCGGGCGCCTTCGTGGCCGGCTGGTAGCGCCGTGCGGCGCTCAGGCTGCCCTCGGCCCGCTCGGTCACCTGCACCAGGCTCCGACCGACCACCCGGTCGCCCAGGGCGGCCACCAGTGCCGCGGTAGCACCGCGAGCCGCCGCGGCGGCGATGGCCTCGGCGTCAACTCCCCCGGACTCACCTCCGGCTACGGCACCACCGGCATCGCCCTCGGCGCCGCCTCGGTCCATGCGAGCCCGGAGGGTCTGCTGGGTCTTCAGCATCGCGGCGCGGTGCTGGGCCTCGGCGTGCTCGGTGCGGGCGACCCGCGCCGCGAGCTCGGCTCGGATACGGTCCGCGTGGTCCGCGAGCTGCATCGCGTACTGGAGCCCGTCCGGGGTCACGTCCGCCTCGTTGATGCGGTCGAACTCCTCCGTGACGCGCACCTCGAGCTGCGAGAGCTCGTCGTCACCGACGAGCGTGAGGTCTGCGGGAACGCTCACGAGCTCCTCAGGCTTGTCGGGCACGATTGCCTCCGGTAGTGAGGGCGTGCGGACGTCCGCGCGCTAAGACTGGATCAGAGTGTAGCAGTATTCGATGACGGTGTTATTGGACGCTGTCCAGCCGCAGTGGCGATGGTCTGGGCAGACGCGACCAGCTCGCTTACCTGCTGGTCAGTGAGCTGCTGACCGGCGGCGGTACCCGAGTCGATGGTGGTCTTCCTCTTGCGGCAGTTGCACATCGTCGTCCTCCGTTCAGGTCCCGCGCACTCGCGCGGCCACCCTGTCCATCATGAGCCGTAGGGCGCGCTGGTCGAGGTCGTGCTCGGTGATCGGAGGCGGTCCGACCTTCGGGATGCCGGCCGCGACCAGGGCGGTCTGGACCCCGCTGGCCACGCGCACGGTGAGGTTCGGCATCAGGAAGCCGGCGACGTTGACCCCCAGCACCCCGACCAGTCGAAGCTGGTTACCGATCCGGCGCCAGTCACCGCTGACCCGGCCGGACGCGCGCAGGTCGTACACGCGCTTGGACTCGGCGTGCGGCCGAACCGCCCCGGCCATCCAGATGCCGTACGCGTCGTTGCCCACCGCCACGTCAGCGACGACCGCGGACGTGTTGTCGTAGTGTTCCGTGGCGCGACCGGCCTTGTAGTGCGACGGTGCGTGTCCGATGCCGACGGTGATCTGCCCGACCGAGACCCGCGAGCCGTCCGCGCACACGACCTCGCCGGTCATGAAGTAGGGGTGACCGTCTTCGCGAGGCGGTGACGTACACACGTCTTCGAAGCCGATGTGACAGTCCTGCCAGTGCGCGATGTGTCCGTAGACCTGGCCGTCGTCGGTGATCACGGTACCCAGCGGCACGTTGAGCTGGGGGTTTCGGAACCACTCGCGCGGAGGTCGCCACATCTCGGAGTCCACCGCGGCGACCAGCGTCCCCTCGCCGAGGTCCAAGGGCGGGGGCACCTGACCAGCGTCGCGGAGGTGCTTGGCGAGATGCGCGTAGGCCGCACGAATCTCGTACGCGGTCGGCAGCACTCCCTGCGTAGAGAGTTTAGCGATCGCGGCCGCGCAGGCAGTGACGTTCGCCGGCCCGATCTCGCCGTCGACCAGCTCGTGGTGCGGCAGCGAGCGCGACGTCCCGTCGGCCGCGACCCAGGCGTAGGCGTCGTTCGGGAGCTCGCGGTGCATCCGAATCGTGTAGGCCCACGGGGCGTCGGAAACGATTACCGGGTGACCGCTCGCCGCGACGGTCTGCGCGTCACCCTCCTCGCCGGTGAGCGCGATCGCGGCCTCGACGAATGCCGGGATGTCGACCAAGGTCGCGGCCCTCACCCGCCCACCGTGGTAGATGGTCTTCATCGGTCGTCCGAAGAGCATGTTGAGGATCTCGTCCCCTTCGGACAGCTCGGTGACCTCGGAGTCGTCGGTCTCCGGCCAGACCAGCTCGACGTCGGCGTCCTCGATGTCGTCCGCGTCGATGGAGACGCCGCCGGCGAACCCGCTGGCCAGCCGACGCCGGACCTCGAAGCCGTCCGGGTTCATCAGGTCGAACATGCCCTCGCCGCGCACCAGGGGGCCGTCGCGCCAGGCCCGGTCAATTCGCCCGACGGTCACCGTGACGTCGTGCTCCCCGCCGTGGCTGCCTTCCTTCTGCCAGCGCAGCAGCATGTGATCGGCCCAGTCCAGGGCGTCGGGCGAGAACTCTCGACCGTCCCCGGTGGGGGTCCCCTCCACGCACAGCACGCCGGACCAGCGCGCGGCGATCTCCATTTCGGCGTCGCTCATGCAGGAGCCGTCGGGCATCTTGTGGTACCCGGGACCGCAGTCACCGGACTGCGGGGCGGCCGCGGTCACGACCTCTCCCTCGGCCTTGAGTACGTCGGGCACGTCCTCGCCCACCTCTCCGTAGTGTGAGCGCAGGTGGGACTTCGCCCGCGCTACGGCACCGGGGTCGTGTCCGCTGACCTGGTTGAAGCGCGAGGCCGCGGCGTGCAGCCCGTTGACGTTGAGCGCGCCGCCCGGCTCGTGGTGGGGCAGGAAGCAGCGTTCCTTGATCGTGCCGTCACCGGGATCGCAGGCCGCGGTCGCCTTCTTGTACTGGTCGTCGCTGAACCGCGAGGCCGCGCCGTTCCAGGGAGCGTCGCTGGCGAAGGTGTCTCCGCTGAAGTGGTCGGCGTCTTCCGCGCAGTCGGCGCAGTACTCGCTCCCGCCGCCTTCTCCCTCGTCGGCGACGAGCTCAGCGATCTTCGCGTCCGCCCCGGCCTCGTCGGCGAAGCAGCCCTCGAGCTCGTCGGTGCCGTCCTCCACGACGGCCCACGGCTTACCAGCCGGACAGTCTCCCGAGTCCTGCACCTTGCGCCACGGCACCGCGTCACCTCCCGCTGCTGACCGGATGGTAGCAGCCTGTGATCCACGTACTCCCAGGTCGAGATCGCGCACGTCGCCGCCCAGGGCGAACCTCAAGCGATCGAAGGTGACCGGTCCGAGCCGCTGGACCAGGTCGTTAAATATTCCCGTTATGGAATAGGCTATGCAGACGTGTGGCTGCCAGGGTGAGTGCTGCGCCGGCAGGGTGGGGACGAGGTTCTCGGTGAGCTCCTCCACCGCGCCGTGTACGTCGGCCAGCGTGGGTCCGGCGCCCTCGCGGTCGTCGCCTACGTTGAGTACCCAGGCCGGCTCCGGTCCCGTCGGGTTCCAGTACGCCACCCCGAACGCGTTGGCGACGATCGGCGCACCCACCTCGACGGCGATCTCCTGGAGGTAGCCGAACAGCGCGTCGGCGACTCCGGGCGCGATGTCGACCGCGTCCCCGAGGTAGGCCAGCGTCAGGTGCAGCTCGTCGCGCGGCTCCCCGCCCGGCAGCGCGAATCGGTCGAGGTCGGCCTCGCTCGGGACGAGGGCCACCATCGCGCCGACGTGTTCAGTGGTGTCGGGCACCGTTCACCGCCCTCGGAGTCCCCTCGATGGTGTCGGTCTGGCGCGGGAAGACCCGAGATCCGATGACCAGCTCGCCGGTGGCGGACATGCGGCACTCGTAGCTGCCGAGGGTACCGGGGTGCACGGTCACGCCCTGCGAGGTGACGTGCGTGAACGGGCAGGAGAAGACGTGCTCCTGGCACAGCAGGGGGTGTCGCAGCTTCCAGCCTGCGACGCTGAACTCGATGACGTGATCGGTGTTGGCCTGGAGCACGACGAGCGCGTCGCGGACCGACCCGTTGAGTCGCTTGCCCGGTGCCTGAGGTTCCTCGTCCCTACTGACCGGGGGCGCGCCCGGGTCGACGTGCTCGACCGGGCGCGGTTCGGGCGTGACCTTGTTGGGCGGGGTCTCCGCTCCGGGTGCCGGCGCGGCACCGCCCAAGGGCTGGAAGCCGGTGAGCCCCTGGAGCGCGAGGAACCCGACCTGCGGGTTGACCGCGAGTCGACGGAGCGCCATCTGGGTGAGCTCCTCGTCGGTAGGAGCGTCGTCCTCGTCGAACCCGGTCTCGCGTCGCAGCGCCTTGCCGGATATCTCCAGGGACTGGTAGGCCTTGAGCGCGTTGGCCGACCGATCGGGACGCACCTGGATCTCGGATGTGTCATACCAGACGATCCACTGCGCCCAGTCCTCGACGCCCGCGGCGCGCAGTCGCGGGTGCAGGTAGCTGGTGGTCAGACCCCCGCAGATGACCTCAGCGTCGGGAGCGATGTAAGCCTTGATCGCCACGTCCTCGAGCTGCCAGAGGCCCCAGTGATTGACCTTGCTGGTGTCGAAAAGCAAGTCGGCCGGGACGTTGAGCTGGGTGGCCAGCTGGTGGCGCGCCGAGTCGCGCTTCTCGATGATCTTGTCGTCGAGCTTGAGGGTGAAGTCGAGGTGCTTGACCTTGTCGACGTACTCGCCCGGAACCCGCATCGGGATCGGAACGGCCGCGGCCGCCGTCCCCGGGGTCTGGATGGCCTGCTTCGCGGTCTCGATCCACTCCGCGATGAAGGGGTCTGGGGCGTCCTCGAACTCCGGGCGCACCGGGAAGGTGATCTCGTCCGGCAGGACGATGATGCCGGCCGAGGCGAGCCGGGAGAGGTACTGGGCCTGGATGTGCCGGTTGACCAGGCTCAGTTCGCGCAGCGCCGAGCGCGCGGCCTTCGCCGGGGCATGCGGGAGATGCCGGATCCGGGGATGCGGATTCCAGATCCGGGCGACCAAGTGCTCGGCGACCAGCGGACGCCACACCAGGTGCCCCTCGCTGGACTCGGCGTCGTCGACGATTTCGTAGTTGCTACCTCGGGAATGCCCGGCGCGGATCTCGTCCGTGGAGCGGACCTGCCAAGTCTCCCGACCTCCGATGGTCTCCCCTACGAGCCATGCCTCGGCACAGACGTCGAGCAGTGTGGTCAGGGTCCGCATGCCCTCGGCCTGGCCGTTGATGCCGCCGAAGAGCTCGTTGACCAGGTCGGCCGCGGGACCGCTGTCCACGATCTTGGGCTCGTCGGTGTTGGGCTGCATGCGCGCCGCACGGAGCCGGACTCGGGACATCATGCCGGAGCGCCAACTCACGGTGGTGCTGAACTCACCCACTTCCTCGAAGTAGGTCCAGAGTTCGCGCTGCCAGTTGACGTAGGTCGGGACGAGGACGCGCTGACCGGCCTTCACCGCGCTGGTGATCAGTGCGGCGGAGGTGAGGACCTCGGGTGGGGCCGGTGGAGTCGGCGATACGGGGCGTCGCGTCTTCGTCCAGCGGGGTCCGAGCAGGCGCCACGCCACGGTAGCCTCCCTAACGGACGAAGAACTCCTCGAGGTGGGACGTCCACGCGGCGGCGGCGGCGACCGCGCCCCACGCGAGTAAGGGTAACGGTAGCCCCACCGTAAGATCGACTGCTCCGACGACGCCGGCGGCCACCCATACCGACGTGCACCAGCAGCACGACACGAGCTCTCCGACCCACGCGGGGATCAGTCGCCACCGGTCCACTCGGTAGGGCTCCGAGACCGTGGGCTCGTGCCCGGTGAGGCGCTCGCGGACCCAGGCCACGGGCGGGAAGGTGTCCTCGACGACCAGCCGGGTGATCCGGTAGGTCGCGAGCGTCATCAAGAGCAGGAGGAGCGGGAGGGACACGTCGCGGCTACTTCGCGCCGGGGATCATGGACGTGGTGCCCTTGTCCCCGGTCGTGCTAGAAAGCAGCGACGTGAGCAGGGAGAGGACGGCGGCGCCGGCGCCGACCTCGAGCGCGGCGCTCCAGTCGACGTGCAGGATGTGGACGGCTCCATCCGCGCCCCACAGCAGGAGCAGGGTCTGCGCGACGGACTTGACGGCTCTGTCGAGGGCGCCCTTCCAGAAGGCCGCGGTCAGGTAGTCGTTCACGTCGTACTCCTTCGGTCGTGCTGGTCAGACGTCGAAGCCGAGCTCGTCGAGCACCCTGGCGAGGGAGTCCAGGTCGTTCAACTCGAGACCGCGTGTCGCGGCGAACTCGGTCAGCGCATTCCTGGTCTTCTGACCGCCGACCCCGTCGAAGGGGCCGGGGTCGTGTCCGGTGCCGGCGAGGGCGCCCTGGATGAATGCGACGGCGCGAGAGGGGTAGCCGTCGTTGATGGAGTTCATGATGTTGATGGGGCTGAGTCGCTCGTTGAGGCGAGGGAGCCTCTCGGGCGTCGGCCCCTGCTCCGGAGACGCGGAATCGTCCGGTGTCGCGTCTTCCTGGAGCTCGAGCTTGGGTGCGTCGACGACCGTGAGCTCGATCTCGGTGACGGGTCGGGGAGAGACTCCGGAGGGAGTAGTCGGCGCGACCCTCGGCTCGGGCTCCTGGTCGGACGCCTTAGCGCGACTCGAGGTACTGCGGGGGGTGCCTCCGGCCATGTTGGACCTCACTTCACTCGACGCTGGTTCGATAGTCTACTCGACGATGGCGGAGGCACCGGTGGCTCGACGCAGCGGCTCCCCGTCCGCCCGTCTGGGTAGACGTACGGCTCGAGTTGCTGACCTTGTGGACAGGTAGGTCCGGCCGGCCCGGGAGGTCCGGCGGCACCGCTCGGCCCCGGCTCTCCGGCGGGACCGGCCGGGCCCGGTTCTCCTGTGGGCCCCTGACTCCCCTGATCCCCTTGCAAGCCGACGGATCCAGCCGGACCGGTGGGCCCCGACTCGCCGACGGGACCGGCGGGACCGGGAGCTCCGGACGGTCCCGGATCCCCGCGCGGACCGCTCGGGCCGGCGGGTCCGGGGACCCCCGGTGCCCCGGGGGCTCCGGGAGCTCCGGGGGGTCCGGGGATGCCTGCAGCCTGCTGGCAGGCGCCGACGCGGTGCAGCTCCACGGCGGCAGGACCACCGTTGACGCAGGCCTCGGTGACGCGCTGGGCCAGGGTTGCCTGGTCCTGTTGCGCTACGTGTGCGGTCTGAACGGCCTGGAAGACCAAGTAGAGGATGCCGGCTAGGAGCAGGAGAGCCAGAACGCCGATGACGGTCTGGGATCTCTGTCGGAGCTCGTAACGGCCCTCGCCGGTCCTGCGACGCGTCGGAATGTCTGGGTCGGTCATAGCGGTCCTCCCGCCTGCAGGCGGGTCAGTCGATACTCGGCCTCGGCGGCGCGCATGCGCTCGGTTGCCGCGGTCTGCTCGGCGGTGAGTCGCTGGCTGCGCTCGGTCTGAACTTCCATCTCCAGGACGTCGCAGCGCTTCTCCAACTCGGCGATTCGTTCGCGAGCCCGCTCCTCGACGTCCTGGATGCGCTTCTCGTGGCGCTCGTCGTTGGTCTTGATCGTCTGTCGGAGGTCAGCGACGATCTCACGGTGTTGGGCGCGGTCTTGGCGGTTGGAGTTCAGCAAGTAGCCGATGACTCCGACGAGCGCGAGCGCCAGCGATCCCGCGAGTCCGAACTGGGCTAGATTCACTCACCGTACCTCCTCTCACGTCGGCGTCCTTACGAGATGATCGAACGGACGATGGCCAAGCCGCCGAAGTTGCCGGGGGCTCGTAATGAGGTCCCGACCAACCGCTGGTGCCAACCGGTCCAGACCATGGCGTCCAGCCGGTCGGGGGAATAGTCGGCCTGGTCAGGAACCCAGGTGCAGAGCTGGTCCTCGAGCTGCTCGTAGCGTCCGACGTGATGCCAGCGCCCGCGCGCAGACAGGACGGAGACCGGCTCTGCTCGCACGCGCTTGCCGCGGGAGGCCCGAGTCTGCCGGATCGGGATCGAGATGCCCATGACCTCGGCCGCGCCGGCGATCGTGGAGATCGCCATGTCACCGCCGAAGTTGATCTCTACGACGATGTCGTCGGCCTCCCAGTCGACGGCGGCCTGCACGGCGCGGCGCCCCCACCCGTCCGGAGAGAGGCTGCAGGTCTGGTCGGCAAGCACGTAGCCGTGGGCAAGGCGCTGGGCCTTCCCGTTGGCGATGGAGTCCTCGAAGGCCTTGCCGGCGACGACGATGCCCTGCTCGCCGGCGCCGCCGGACGGGTCGACCCCGACGGTGATCCGGACCAGCGGCGGGGCCTCCTTGAGCCGGTGCTCGTTGAGGTCCTCGCGCTGCCAGAGGGCGTGCACGTCCTGCTCGAGGATCTCGGCGTAGAGCTCCTGCTGACCGATCTGCAGGCCGCCGTACTCCTCGTCCAGGGCGGCGCGGACGTGCGCCTCCAGGTGCGGGTTGTCGTCGGTGGTGGCGTGCGTGACGACGACGTTATGCGGAGTCTGCTTGATCAGCTTCTTGATCAGGGCGCGCGGCTTCGGGGTGGTACTGGCCACCCAGTGCGGTCGGGGACCGCTGCGCAAGCCGAAGCGCATCTGCTGCCAGCTCGCGTCGAGGTAGCGCCAAGCGGCCAGCTCTTCCGCCCATATCAAACATGTGTTCCCCCCTGCACGCAAGCGTTCTACATCCTCCTGAGAATGCGCGCCGAACATCTTGGCCTGGGACCCGTTCTGCCAACGCACCACTGTGCCGCCGGTGGTCTGCAGCAGTCGCGCGTTCTCGTCGAAGGAGCCCAGACCCGAGGGTCCCTGGAAGCAGGCGGTGACGCCGTCGCCGAGCGTCGGGGCGATGATGCCGACCCAGTGCGGGACCGGTCCGGGCAGGCAGGGCGGTCCGTGCACGTGGGCGGAGACGTAGCGCGCGGCAGCGGCCGTCTTACCGGCCCCACGACCGGCGTTGAGCAGCCAGCCGTACCAGTTGCCAGGCGGGGGAATCTGGTGCGGCTGAGGACGCCAGGTGGCCGGCCGGAGCTGGTACATCTCCAGGTGACGGGCGACGGCGGCGGCGAGCTGCCCCACGTCCACCTGGTCACCGTTCACGGAGCTGAGTCTAGGTCACGTCTCGCCGACCTCTGATCACGTCGAGCCCGTGGTCTCGGTTGCGCGTATGCGTCCGAGAGCGCCGAACGTAACGTGTCAAGACCGCGACGCAGGTCAAGAACGCCCCGAACCACAGGACCGAGGCGACGACGTCCCACACGAGCTCGACTACCCCTTCCGACCCGGGGTGACGTAGGTGACGCCCGGGAACCGGGTGACGGTACCGAACGGGTCGATGACCACACTGCCGGCGGGGTACGCCTGGCGGAGGAGCTGGGCGTGCTCGGTACCGATCACGTAGACCCGGGGACCGAACCGGTCGAGGAAGTGCTGGAGCGACTCCTCCCTGTTCAGGAGCGGGTCGTAGACGTTCACGCCGACGCCGCGCTCCTCGAGGAGCGAGACCAGCAGGAGGGCCGGCGAGCCGTCCGTGAGCGGGACGTCCGGCTTGTAGGTCAGCCCCAGTACGACCGCGGACATGTCGGTCTGTTGGGTCCAGCGCACCGCGAAGTCGGCGATCCAACTGGTCTGGGCCTCCCGAGCACGGATCAGGAAGTCGTTCAGGGCCGTCGAGACACCCAGGCGCTCTCCCAGCGTCGCGAGCGCGATGTTGTCTCGGGGGTGGCAACCTCCGCCGTCTCCCATCCCGGCTCGCATGTACCGCCCGGAGGTGATCCTCTGGGTCCCCATGACCAGCGCGTCCGTGACCTCGTCGACGTCCGCGCCGGTGCCCTCGCACAATTCCATGAGGGAGTTCGCGAACACGATCTTCACCGTGATGAAGGTGTTGTAGGCGACCTTCGCGAGCTCGGCGCTGTCGATCGACATGCTCGCGACGGGAGCGTCGTGCACGCGGGAGTACAGCTCGTCGACGACCCCGTGGTCTCCGTCGCGATCGGTCCCGTAGATGACCATCTCCGGCCGGACGAAGTCGTCCACCTCGGTACCCATGGCGATGAAGAACGGATGATAGACGAAAGTGGCGTACTCGTCGGCCAGTTGGCGCAGGTACCGGCTGAAGGTGCCCGGAAGAACGGTCGACACGACCGCGATCGTGACGTGCTTGCGCTGAGTCCTGGCCGCGAGGCACACCTCGCGGACGGCGTTGACGAGGTAGGCGTACTCGAAGTCGAGTAGCTGCTCCGGGGTCACCCGGTCGCCGCCGTACAACGGCGCGTGGGGAGTCTGGACCGCGACGTAGACGACCTCGTCGGTGAGCTTCACCACGTCACCGATCGACTCGACGAGCTCGACCGGCTTCAGGTCAGACCAGGAGTAGTCGCCCGGGTCGGTCCCGCGCAGGTCGTAGCCGTGGACGACGTGCTCGCCGTAGTGCTGGAGGGCGGCGGCGCACGGCGCCCCCAGCTTGCCCAGCCCGACCCAGCCGACGTTCGCCATGGGGCGTCCCTCCTACCCTCGGTAGAGCCCCTTGAACGGTCGCCCGTCGCGGGTCTCGAGCGCGATCAACTTGAGGTGAGGGTAACGGACAACCATCACCTCGGGGGTCAGGTCGTCCTGCAGGTGGCGCTGGTGCTCGTTGCCGTCCTCCGCTCCCTGCGGGTATAGGTAGGGGACGACGACGAGGAGGGTCGCGCAGCGTGCCGCCAGGCAGCGCAGCGCGTAGTCAGCTTCCGCGACCGCGATGTGTTCCAGGACGTCGCCGAGGATCCCTACCTGGTAGAGCTGAGTCCAGTTGGGCCTACGGACCATGTCCGATACGTCGGCTACGTGCACCATCCGATAGATGTCGCGGAGGGCGTAGCGGTCGACGCTGGGTTCCCAGACCTCAATCGCGTCGATGTCCCGGTACTCCGGCAATAGTCGAGCGTATTTCCCCTGGCCGGCGCCGACGTCCAGTAGCACGGTCTCGGCCGGGTCGTGATGCATCGTGATCAACTGGCGAACCTGAAGGCCGGCCCAGTCGTAGATCTCGCGCCAGTCGACGTCTACGCCAGCCACTTGGGATGCTCCGCGAACCACTCGACCGTACGCTGTAGCGCAGAGTCAAACGGAGTGAGGGAATCGACGCTGTAGTCGCCGCCGAGGCCGTAAGAGTGGTCGTAGCCGGGGCGAGAGACCGAGGCCTCTGCGAGATCGATCTTCGGCTCGACGTCCAAGATCTTGGCCACCCGTTGGGCAAGGTCAAGGTTGTCGACGAAGGCCGCGCCGAAGACCACCCGGTGATCCGCTCCGTCCGACCGCGATTCGGACAGCTCGACGAGTCGTCGGGCCACGTCCCCGACGTAGACGTAGTTGCGACCGCCGGGTACGCCGTCGCTGAGGTGCACGGTGACCGGCTCGCCGGCCAGCATCAGGCGCACCAGGCGGGGGACGAACGCGAGCTGACTCTGCCTCTCGCCGAACATGTTCACGCTGGTGAGCACGGAGACCGGGACACCGAAGGTCGTCGCCCAGGCGGAACACAGGTCCAGTTGAGCGGCCTTGGACGCGGAGTACGGGCTCGACGGACGGTGGTCGTTGAGGGTGCTCGGCGAGTACGGCCCGTACACCTCGTCGGTGGAGAGGTGGACGAACCGGTGCACCCCGAGCTCTCGTGCGAGTTCCAGTACGGTGAGCTGTAGATCGACGTTGTTGCGCACGAACGACTCGGAGTCCCGGATGCTCTCGTCGACCGAGCAGCGCGAGGCGACGTGGACGATCCTGTTCACCCCGTTCAGCTGAAGTAGCTGAAGCGGGGACATCGGCACGGTCAGGTCGTGCGTGAGCTGCGTGTAGCAGAGGTCACGGTGACCCGACAGGGCGTCCAGGACCCGGTCGGCGGTGCCGTTGCTCCGGAACGATCCGACGCCGACGACGCACGGCGGATCCGGTATCCGCAGCTGGTGCTCGAGGACGTGACTGCCCACGAAGCCGGTGACGCCGGTGATGAGAACTCGATCAGACACGGGACTCCCAGGTGTTCGGGCCGTAGGACCACGGGTGGTAGAAGAAGTCGCGGTGGGCGACGTAAGGTGGTTCCGACTCGAGCTCCTCGGCGGTCGGTGGGGCCACGCTACCCAGTTGCCAGGTACTGTCGGCGGACGACGATCGGTAGTAGTACATGATCCTGTCGGGCACCATCTGCTCGGTCCGAACCAGACCGCGCATCTGCTTGACCCAGGCCACGTCCTCCGGAGGACTGCCCTCCCGGAAGTCGCACTTGATCGCGAGGTCCCGGCGCACCGGGTTCAGGTGGCTGACGTCTCGGTAGTAACCCGCGTCGTCCTCACACCAGGAGCCGTACTTGACGCTGTGGAAGGTGGGCTTCAACATGGCGCCGTCCCGGATGCACTGCATCCGCCAGCCGACCTGATCGGGCCAGGACTCCAGCGCGCGGACGACCTCCTCGACGAAGTAGGCCGGCACCTCGTCGTCGTCGTCGACGAAGGACACGTAATCGCTGAGCACGTAGGTGACCAGGGCCTGGCGCAGCTCGCCGAGGGCGCGCTGGCCGCGGTTCCACAACGCGCAGACGCGGACGCGTCCGCCGTAGGGTTCGGTCTGGCGCAGCAGCTCGTCGCGCAGGACCGCGAATCGGTTCTCGCGCCGCTGGAGCGTGGGAACCAGGATCGTCCAAGTCGGGTCCTCCTCGATCGTCACGAAGCGACCTCGACGCCTCGGGACTGCAGGATGACCGCGCGCAGCTTCGCTACGTCGGCCGCGCGCTCGCCGGCGGTCTCCCGCCAGATCCAATCGCAGTCCTCGATTCGGTGGCGCTCGAGGCGCTCCTGGTGGGTGAGATCCAACTCGCCCTTACCGGCCACCGGGTGCATGTGTTCGGTGAGCACGCCGGGAAGGTAGACACGTCGGCTCAGGGCGTCGGCGACCTCGGTGAGCCAGAGATCGTTGTAGTCGCTGGCGAAGTGCGGCGGAACGAAGTAGCCAACCGCCTCGACCCAGTTGCGGTGCAGGACGCCGTGGGTCCCGATGCGCTCGTGCTGGAAGCCGTCGTCGCCGTGCACGAAGGCGATCCGGTCGGAGTACTGCTCGAAGGCCTGGGCGAACATCACGTCCCAGCCCTGGGTGCGGAAGACGATGTCGTCGCCGCACTGCATCAGCAGGTCGTGGGTGGCGCGCTCGTAGCACGCGTTCCACATCTGGGAGAGCGTGATACGACTTCCGACGACCACGAAGGCCCCGTAACGTTGAATGACTCCGATCGTCTCAATTCCCCGGGGGTCGTCATCGTCGATGTAGAACACGAACTCGAGCGGTCCCTCCGAGAGATCGTAGGCGGACTCGAGCAGCCGCTCGACGCCCTCCGGCCTCCCTCGGGTGGGGACGAGGACGCTCACCATCTGTCGCTCCTTCCGCTGGTATTCCTGCCGTGGTGATGCCAGGTCCAAGTGCGTTGCGGGACGTGCCGGAAGATCGCGCCGACCTGGAGCATGTCGCGCCAGCACCCCCAGTCCTCGCAGTGCTCGTCCGGCCAGCGTTCGGTGCCGGGGACGGGGAAGCCGTCGACTTCCTCGAGGAGGTCGCGACGCACCAGCACGGTGACCGGGACGAAGTTACCCGTGGTCATCATGTAGTCCCGCTGCTCGGGTCCGAACTCGACGCCGAAGGGGCTCCGTAGGACGCCGTTCACCGGTACCGCGAGGGGGTCCTCGGCCTCGGGGAGGTGGAACCAGCTATAGACGAGGTCCGCGCCCGTCCGATGACCCATGAGCACCTCGAGGTGCTCGGGCATGAGCTCGTCGTCGTCGTCGAGAAAGGCGACCCACTCGGTAGTGGCCCGACGCCAGGCCCGGTTTCTGGTGACCGCGGCGCCGAGTCGGCGAGTGTCCAGCTCGACGTGGATCTCCTCCGGCAGTCGAGTCTGCTGCGCGACCGTACGCAGGGCCGCGGCGAGCTGGACACGCCGGACTGGGATGGCGGGGACGCAGACCGCGACGGTGCTCACCGGCGGACCTTACGAGCTGGTGGCCGGGCGTCGACTCGAGGCAGATAGACGCGACATCCGCAGGGCGTGACCTCGTTGAATCTCACGCGTCGGCCACTTTCGAAGGACTCGTTGGACAGCCAGAGCGCGCCGGCCGGCCGCTCGCAGGTCGCGCAGCGGACGTTGCCGTGCAGGGGGACGTGGAGTGCCATCGGAATCACCCGACCCGCTGCACTGCGAAGCCCGAGACCCAGTCGGTGCGGAAGGTGATCTCTCGGAAAGACCCGTTGATCCACGCCTGGATGGTCCGTAGAGGCACCCCGTCCGGGGACCGGGGGGCGGTGTCCAACCAGGTCTGGAAGCCGGTGCGTACTTCCTCGACGGTGAGGTCGACGTCGTCCAGGACGCCCATCCAGTCGAGCTGGACGTTCTCGTAACCTGCGGGCGAGAAGGTGATCACGTAGCGAGGCCCCTGGAGCAAGCGGGCCTGGGACAGTCGAGGTCCGCGGAAGACGCCGCTGTCCGCTGGTCCCGAGTCGAATAAGTTGGCGAAGAACTTCCGGAACATCGTCGGACTCCCTTCCTTCGGTCTGACGAGAGCTCGCGGCGACCCGTGAGGCCACCCAACAGGTCGCCGCGAGCGTTTGCGAGCGCCGATCACGCAGGACGCGTTCATGTCAGGAGGTAGACAGCCACCTTCAGCCTCCCGAACGGCCTTTGCGCGAGAACCTACGTGGAGCAGCAGTTGTGGCAACGCTTTGACGCATCGACGCCCTCGTTGTACGAGCTGACGTTAACACAGAACCGACCGGATCGGTAGATTAAACCCCCGCCAAGACGCCGAGTCCGATCGTCGCGGCACCGGCCACGGCGCGGCCGACGACGCGTATCCAGCGGCGACCGATCGCGGAGTCGTCGCCGTGAGCCAGAGCCACCAGATAGTGGGCGGATACGACCAGCCCGGCGGTGAGTCGAGGCTGACGCGTCAGGTGTCCGTGACCGCCGTGCTTGACCCGACGTCCGGGTGCCAGGTACGCCCCGAGCACCAGCAGCAGGCCGGCCAACCTCCAGGTGATCTTCGGGTCCAGTCGGGAGTAGATCGAATAGGCAGCGGCGGTCACGTCTGTTCCTCTCTCGCGTCGTCGGTCTCCGGCGTCCCGCCCTTGCGGCGAGCCGCCACCTTGTAGGCGCTGGCCGCGCGCGTGCAGGGCCAGCACCGACATCCCCAGTTGTTGTACGTCGTCATCAACGCGTGTCGCTCGGGCGGGACGGGAGCGACCAGCCTGCCGTCGATGAGTACCCGTCGATTGAACCGTCCCCTGCGCAGGTCGCGGTGCCGGGCGGTGTTGCCCTCCCGGCAGACCGGGCAGTGGCAGCCGTCGTTGACGTAGGCTCGCTGGCTCCCGTGCCTGGGTTCGCCCACGAGGCGCACCTCCGTCTCCGTCCCTTGTTAACCTACCTGTCTGCTAGTCTACGGGCAAGATCTCCGAGCGCGGCGGAGGCGGTGAGTTCGGTGGCTACCGGGATCGACCTGTACCAGCGTTATAACGTCGTCACGGACTGGGACGCACTGGCGGCCTCGGTCACCTTCGCCTGGATCAAGGTTTCCGACGGCGGGGACCAGCCGATCGTGCACGCCGACGCCTACGTCGCCGCCTGCGCCGCTCGCGAGATCCTCTGGGGCGGCTACCACTTCGCCGAGCCGGGCGACCCCGTCTCCCAGGCCCTGGTCTTCGTGACCCAGTTGCGGCGCCTGAGGTTCGCGCCGAACGGCCGCTACCTCGCCCCGATCCTGGACATCGAGAACGGCGGCATCCCGGTCTCGCAGCGCCGGCCGTTCGTCCGGGCGTTCCTCGAGACCGTGCACGCCGCATTCGGTTGCCGAGTAGGCACCTACTCGTCCACCTCGTGGCTGGCCCAGCTCGACGTCGACTCCATGCCCTACGACTGGGACATCACCTGGGCGGCCGAGTACGGGGTCAACGACGGGAACCGGCACCCGATCACCCACTACGCGGGTAGGGTCGATGCCCACCAGTACACCTCGCGCGGCACCGTCGCCGGCGTGTCCGGGTGGGTAGACCTCTCCTACGCCGCGGACGTCCGAGTACTGGAGGCAGGAGCCACCGTGACCGCAGACATCCAGGTAGACAAGGTACCCATCATCGCGGGCGCACAGATCGGCCGACCGAACCTGGAGGCCAGCTACCTCTGGACGGACACCTACAACTCGGCCGGGGCCGCCGCCCGCGACTCGGCGGCGTGCAAGGCGATGCTCGCCACGGTGCTCGCGAACCAGAAGAACGACCTCTCCTCCGCCGACGTGCTCGCGCACCTCGACGCGTCCTTCCACGCGCTGGTGACCGACGACGTGCTGCCGGCCCTCCAGGCGATCAAGGACGCAGTCGCCAGCGGCGCGCACGCGGAGGCGGACGCTATCGTAGACGCGCTGGCCGCGCGGCTGGCCCACCCCGCGCAGTAGCGCCGACCCCGAGGGGAGGTCGCGATGCCCCTTCCCCCCGGCATGGACACCGGTACCGTCTCGTTCGACTTCGAGCGCGCCGACGGTGACCCGGCGATCCTCGGCACGGTCCACCTGATCCCCACCGGCTACCGCCAGGACCTCGGCGTGATCGTGGTCCCCGAGGCCCTGACCATCGCGGTCACGGGCGGTCCGCAGACTAAGGTGGTCGCGGCGACCACCGACCTGTGGAAGTACGCGGTCACCGAGGACCTGGCCACCAGACACCGGCGCCGCTACGTGATCGACGTGCCGGCCGGCCTGACCACCGACCTCTCGACCGCCGCGCACCTCGAGGTCCCCCTCTCGTTCGTCACCGTGGTCCAGACCGTCAACGGGATCCGCCCGGACTCCGCCGGCAACGTCGACGTCGCGGGAGGCGGTGGCGGCGGGGGAGTCGCCTCCGTCACCTCGGCCGACGCCACCATCCAGGTCACCGGCACCGCGACCAACCCGAAGGTCGGCGTCGGGACGATCCCCGAGTCCAAGGTGATCAACCTGGTCGCGGACCTGGCCGCCAAGGTCCCCGCCACGAGATCGGTATCCGCCGGCACGGGACTTTCCGGAGGTGGGGACCTGTCCGCGGACCGGTCCCTGACCGTCGTCTACGGGTCCGGCGCCGGGACCGCCACCCAGGGCAACGACCCGCGCAACTCCGACGCCCGCACGCCGCTGGCGCACGCCCACGCCGAGTCCGACGTCGTCAACCTGGTCCCCGACCTCGCCGGGAAGATCGGGGCCGCGATCGTGGACGCCGCCGGCGACCTGATCGTGGGTACCGGCGCGGATACGGTGGCCAAGCTACCCGTCGGTACCAGCGGGCAGTTATTGGTCGTCGACCTGAGTCAGGCCTCCCGGTTCCGCTACCAGGACCGGCTGCGCAGCAACTACCCGCTCTCCGGGGACGCCCTGATCGCCGCCTCGGCCGACCTGGACAATTTCCGGGACAACAGCAGCCTCGGCGTGGGCGCCGGGTACGCCCGGATGCTCGTCCCCGCCGGCAAGGCGATCACCACGTGCTGGACCGCGCTGCACGCCGCCGGCACGCTAGGCGCCGGCGGCGAGAACGGCTTCGCGATCTACGACGACGCCGGGAACAAGATCACCCAGACCGTGTCCGACGACAACCTGTGGACGTCCACCGGGCCCCGGTCCAAGGCACTGCCCGCGCCGATCGCCGCGCAGGACGCCGATCGGTTCGTCTACCTGGGCGTCCGGGTGACCGGGTACTCGGTCCCGCCCTCGTTCGCGTTCACCGAGGGATCCGGAAACGCCGGGCTGTTCGACGGTGGCTTCGGCGGCGGGCATCGCCGCTACCTCACCAGCGGGGGGTCAAGCTGGGCCGCCACCATCGACGTCGTCGCCGGCGCCAGTGGGTCCGGCTTCATGCCCTTCCTCGCCCTCGCCTGACAGCGCCGGCAGCCCGTGGCGCTCGCGCACCGCGTTCACCTCGTCGAGGTGTCGGCGCCACCACCGGTCGTTGCGATCGATCTCTTTCATCGAGTAGTAGAACGCGGAGTACACGAGGTGCGTCCAACACAGCTTCCGGATCCAGGGACTCTCCTCGCCGGGCATGCGGAGGTACCGGTACTGCCATCGAGCGACGCTCTTGCATCGGTAGCGTTCGCGCAGTTCGGGATCCCACCTCGCCTTGCCGGGCATCCTCCGGTGGGCCTCGCAGCGCCCGCCGTCGTCACCGAGGTACCGGACGTGGGAGACCAGCTTGGCGGTCTCCTGTCGCCAGGTGAGCTTCCTGCTCACTCCTCGGTCCCGAGCTTCTGCCAGCCCGCGGCGACGCGGATCGTGTGCAGGTACTCGTCGCCGATGAAGGCCAGCAGTTCGTTCCAGGTGAACGGGGCCGTCACCCGACCCGTGACGAACCAGGCATTCCCGACCTTCAGAGCCGCGTAGCTGTAGCACTTCTCGCCGTAGCGCTTCTTGAACCGGATCACCTTGGCGCTCGGCTCCTTCGGGAGCGCCTCGATCCGGGCGATCTCCGCCGCGAGCGCCGCCATCGAGCTCCGAAGCGCGCTCGCCGTGACTGCGGGCGGCCGCGCTCCCGACACTCGGATCTTGAGACCTTCCCAACCGAATCCGTACACCTCGGCGTCGTGATCTGCCATATCTCCCACGATCTCTCCTCCTTCGTTCGTTCGGACTTCTTACCCCTACGGGCGCCAGTAGCCGCTCGGGTCACGGTGCCACGCGACGACCGACTTTCCGCGCCCCTCGCCGACCGCCCACCGGGCAAACAAGACGAGGCCGGTGACCATCAGGGCCGTCGCGACGACCGCCCCGATCACCGCCCACTTCAAGACCAAGATCCCCAGCTCGAACGCTCCGCCGAGCAGGCTCCCCAGGACCCCGCGCCGCCCCACCTGGACGACCTGGGTCATGAAGGCGCGCCTCATCGCCGCAGTTCCTCGACGGCGAGAGCTCGTACCCGCCTGCGCAGGGTGCGGACCTCGGCTACGAGCAGCGCGACCCACAGGGGAAAGCTACCCAGACCGACCGCGACCACCGCGCCGGCGACCTTCTGTACCGCGTCCACGTTCCTCACCTCCTTCGCAAGATCGCCCATACGACGACGAAGGCGACCAGTCCTCCGATCAGCGCGGACGCCGGGACGAGGCGGAGCAGGTCGTCCAGGGTGACCGAGTCCTCGCCGTGCGGGGACGAGCTCACCGCTTCACCCGGCCGTCGGTCAAGGCCTCGACGCGCGTCCAGAGCGAGTCCAGGGTCTGCGAGGCCCCGAACAGCGGGGCCGCGAGGTCGGGATCGACGTCGAGGATTTCGCACGCCGTGTAGAACACGTCGAGTTCCTCGCCGTCGGAGTCTCCGATTTTCCGGACCATAGCGATCTGGAGACCACCGTCCGCCTTACGGTATTTCCAAGCCTCTTTCGCGGGCGCGTACCCGTTGAGCAGGCACGTCCAGCCCGCGAGGCAGGCGGTCGTCCCGCACGGTGTGTCGGTCGTGATCCACATGCCCTGGTCGTGCAGGTCGGGGTTGTCGGTGACGAACCGCATCACCTGCTCGAGGCGCTCGAAGTTCACGTCGTCACCGCGTCCCGGGCACGCAGCCGGCCGACCTCGCCGTCGGTGATTTCGTTGACGATGCGCCAGAGGTCCTGGATCCCGTTGCAGTAGTCGAACAGCAGGTCGCCTTCCTCGGGCGTGAGGTCGAGGACTTCCTCGGCGACGTTGCGGATGGCACGGAGCTCTTGGTGGGGGTCATCGGAGCGATACACGCCTCGGAAGTAGCTCGGGTCCTCCGACGAGTAGGACTCCACGTACCCGTTCCGCAGGGCAGCCCACCCGGCCAGGCACGCCACCGTGCCGCAGGCCCGCCTCAGCACCCAGTAGTTCTGGTCGTGCCTGTCGGGATGCACCTCCAGGAACGTCAGCACGTCCAGCAGTCGCTCGGCGTTCGCCACCTCGGTCTCCCTTCCTCGTTCTCGTCCGGTCTCGACGATCGTACGCTGAGCTAATCTACCTCGTCAAGCGGCTGCCCAGCCTCGAGCTCGGCCAGGGCCTCGCCGTGCGCGACGTAGAGCGCTGCGAGCCGGTCGATGTCGCGGGCCGCGTTCACCAGCCTGGTACGCGCGGACCGGGTCATCGAGGTCTCGGGATACCTCCAGGCCATAGACGCCGCCATCCGCCACACGAACAGTGGCCTGGCCAGCGCGTTGACGAGTCCGCTCACGCGCCCGAGCAGCTCGGCCTCGGACAGCTCTTCCGAGGTACTCACCCGGCCGCCCTCCTCGCCCCGTGCACGCGCTCGGCGATCAGAATCCTGGCCAGGACGATCAGCACCTCGCCGGGTACCCGCACCGTCGCCAACCCGTCCGAGACCCAGACCGAGCCCTCGGGACCGCGGTGGACGAACGTCGTCGCCCCCGCGGTGACCGGCGTCCAGCCGTCGCCCATCACCGGGGTACTCACGACCGGGCCCGGTAGTGAGCGCAGCGGTCTACGAGGTCCTCACGCTGCTCGTCGGTGACCGCGTCCTGCGGCGCGCGACGGGTGCCGTCGCTGATCTCCTCGAGCGCCAGCCACATCTCGGGCAACGTGTTCGACCCCGCGAACAGCAGCGTGGTCCGGTATTCGTCCAGGCCCAGCAGTTCCTTGGCGACGTCTCGGACAACGACGGTAGCTATCCGCCACTGACCGTCGACACGTACCTGGGGAACGACCTCGCGGGGGTGGTCGAGGTCGAAGTACCAGGGCGCTGAGCGCGTCTCGAACCCCGCGCGGAGCACGACGTGTCCGGCGAGACAGGCGACCGTACCGCACTCCGTCACGGTCATCCAGTCCGACTGCCTCCACTGCTCCGGGTGCGTCTGGACGTGGTGCAACGCGTCCTCAAGACGGTCGAGTTGCTCCTCGGTAGGCACCATCGATTCAATCACCGTCACGATCCCTCTTCCTCTCGTCGTTGTCCGCCAGCCACCGCGCGGCGGGAGACCACCAGCGCTCTCCGATCCGCTCGGAAGGCTGGCGCTGATTCGCCCATGAGGGCAATCGGTCGGGGACCGGAACCGGCGTGGGCCCGTGGTCTGCGGCCCACTGGGCGGAGAGCTCCCACAACTCGCGCAGCGTGCGCTCGGCGGCGAAGAGCTGGTCCCCGAGCCCGGTCGGGACGCCCAGTATCCGGGACGCGAGCGTAGGTACCGACCAGGCGCGCACCTCACCGGCGATCGAGTAAGAGGCCCGCGCGGTGGTGCGCGCGTCCCGAGACCAGATCGGCAGGGCGCCGGCTAGCAGGACGACCCGGCCGCCCAGGCAGGCGGCGGGGCCCTCCCGGTAGCCGTGCGCCCGGACGTCCATCAGGTAGGCGGCCTGGGTCCAGAGGTCGGGTCTGGCGGTGACGTAACGCAGTGCCTTGACCAGCAGCGCGACGTTCGGCCGTTCGGAATGTGACGCGTGCTCCGGGTAGGTGATCAGGGTGAGGTGGTCGGTCACGACTTCTCTCACCTCTTCCTGTAATGCTGGAGCAGCCAGTAGCAGAACGCGTAGAAGACGAAGGGGACCGTCCCGAGTCCGATCATCTCGAGACCGTCTCCGACGGTGAAGTGCCGGATGTCCAGCGCGCACATCACGAACACGCGATCGTCAGCGCGGTGATGAGGAGTACACCCTTCAGCGCGAACGCAGCCCACGACTCAATCGTCTCCACCCAGGCCGCGAGCCGGCGGAGGTCCTCAAGATTCAAGTCGTTCCCGGGGATCTCTTTTCGGCAGAACAGCGCCGTGTACCTGCGAGGGAGGTGGTGCTCGCCGAATCCGGACACCTCGACCAGCGCGATGTCGGCGCTCGTGAGCGCTGCCGCGACGTCAAACCAATCGGCTTCGTCGACCACGAGGTGGCGTACCGAGACGTCGGTCATCCGGATACCTGCGCCCGAACGAAGGTGAGCACTAACCCGACGAAGACCGTGAGGCCGCCGAAGGTCGAGAGCAGCGAAACGGTGCGCGTGCGGTAGGACTCGCTGTTCCCGAAGGTGATCTGGAGGACCGGCAGGAGGTCGGCGCCCACCCAGAGCGCGCCGAGCATGGGGAACACGGCCAGCGCCGGCCAGCGGACCGACGCCTCGACGGTGGCCGCGACCAGCAGCACCATCAGGAGGGCTATCGCGACGGCGAGGACCGCCGCGCCCCGGCGGCCGAGCACCACGTTCACGAAGACGTCCCGACGAAGCACCAGCACCACCGCGTTCGCCAGTACGTCGACCCCCACGTAGCCGATTCCGGACGTGAGGGCGGCGAAGTCCAGCCAGCTCACCGGGCACCCCGCTCTACCTGGTCGAGGTAGGCGGCCACGTGGGAGAACGGCGCGTCGGGTCCGGCGCACTCCACGTCGACGACGCTGAGGTCCGCCCACTCCGGGAGGTCGTCCGGGACCTCGATCAAGCCGTCACTGAGCTCGGCCGCGTACTCCCAGAGGTGCCGCAGCGTGTTCGAGGCCGCGAAGAGCGAGTCGGCGTCCACCCAGTCGAGGCCGACGAGGTCGGCGGCGACGTTGGCTATCTTGGACGACTGGAAGCGGTACTCATCACCGGGACGGTCGAGCACAACGGTGTATGCCTTCTCCGCCTGTGGTACCGGGAGGTGCGCGCGAGCGTCCTCATCGAACCGCTTCAGCGATCGCCAATGAAACCGCTCGTACCCCGCCTGGATCACGATCCGCCCGGCCAGGCACGCCATCGTGCCGCACGGGGTGCGCACCGCGTAGAAGTCCTGCACCCACTCGCGCGGGCGCTCCGTCACGTACTCCAGGGCCGCCCGAAGGCGCGCCGCCTGCTCCTCGTTCACCGTTCCTCCGATTCCTCGTACCGGGCCGCCCAGCGGACGACCTCTCGAGCCCGCTCGACGTAGGACGGGTCGTTGTACTCGCGGCAGCGCCCGCTCGGGTGCGGGATCGCCGCGTACTCGATTCCCGCCCACTCGCGGCGCCGGAACCATCCGGCGTCGGGTGCCTCGAGCACGTGGGCGAACGCGTCAGCGACCCGCCGCCCGCACAGCACGAAGCGCGTCCGGGGCTCGCCGACCGTCCGCCACCGGTAGTAGAGCGCGCGGGCGGAGCCGCGAGCCTCGGTCAGTAAGAACTTCTGCCCGCAAAGGTTCGCCCGCACCAATCTCCCGAAGTACGCCTCGACCGGCATCCCGGAGATGGCCAGCAGCCGGCCGCCGGCCGAACCCGGCGGATGCGGGAACATCGGCAGCGACGCCGAAGTATGAGGGCCGGGTGCCACGCCGACCACCACTCCCGGTATCGGTACGTCGCGGTATTCCCGCGCGATACGTTCCAGATCGGGCGCCGGGTCCAGGAAGGTCTGCGCGTACCAGGCCTCGACCCGAGAGAGCGGCCCGACCCGCTCGGGTTCCGGGTCTCCCTCGAACATGGCGCGCAGCTCGTCACGCTTGCGCGCGATCAGCGCGGCCACCTCGTCAGACTCGCTCACCGGTAGAACCTCCTGAACTGCACCATCACGTGCCACTGGCCGACGCTGACCATCAGCCCGCAGACCGTGCGCCACGACGACTCTCCCCTGAGGACCGGGCCGCCGTCCGGCATCGCGTGCACCACGGTGAGCCCGCAGTAGAGGCACGGGTGCCGGCAGTGCCGCTCCCAGACCAGCCAGCGACGCCCGTACTCGTATCCGGTGCGCACTCGAGGGCTCACGTCGGCCTCCCCCAGTCCCTGCGCAGCTCGTCCGCGTACTCCTGCTGCGACGCCATGGCCAGCTCGAGGCAGCGCATTGCGTCCAGCCCGAGGTCGTCCATCCAGCGCCGGGCGGAGAACATCAGGTTGCCCAGCTCCTTGGCGACCTGGTCCATGTCCGGGGCCCGGCCCTCGGCGAGGGCCCGACCCTGCCGGCTGAGGTCCCCGGAGACCACCGAGACGCACTCCGCGACGTCGCGCAGGTCCATGGACTCATAGCCCCAGATCCGGCGGGCGGCCCAGAGCATCTCCGCCATGCCCGGCGGCTCGTCGTTCACGTCGACCACCTCCGGCGCCGCGCGGCGCGCACCTGCTCGAGGGTGATGATCCCGTACCGAACGGCTATCTCGCCGAAGCGCCTGGCCATCATCCGCGAGTCGTCGTGGGGGCAGGTGCACTCAGCCTGAGGGTTACTGAAGATCGGGCAGAAGTCGTCCCGTCCCTCGCGAGTGAGCAGCTTTTCGCCCGCCCAGAACCACATGAATTCGAGGTGGTACCGCTCGCAGAGCTCCGGGGTGACCGTAACCGGCCCCTTCCCGAACTTCTCCAGGAAGAGGTCTCGGTAGTCCTTACACGCGCCCAGCTCGCCCAGCAACTCGGCCGTCACGAGGACATTGATTCCTCCGTCGTCCGTCGTCATCGCTCTCCTCCCTCCTCGGTCGGTTCAGGCATCAGTAGCAGCTCCACGGTCAGGCGCCCGTCCCGGCGCACCGGGTCGACGTCGACCACCGAGTAGTAGCGGTCCGGCTCGCCGACGCCCGGAATCCGGGCGCGCACCGGCAACTGCTCGGGACGTCGGGGATCGCGATCGTAGAACGACTCGTCCAGCATCGCCGCGAACGCGTCGCCGCAGACCACCACCCCGCGTAGCACGCCGTAGGCGTCCAGCGGCTCGAGCTCCTCGACGCCGTCGAAGAGGGGCGCGCGAGGCGCGCGGGTCCCCTTCACGTCCTCCCATGAATAGTGTCGGACGGGCTGCGTAGCGGGCGGGTGCTCGACGCGCATGCGTCCGGTCGGGGATGCCGGCCGGACCCGCACGCCGCCCGGGACCCGCTGGAGCTGGTCCCAGGTGAGCGCGTAGACGGTCTCCCGACCGTCGGCGTCCAGCCGCAGCCAGGAGTCCGCCGGACCGCGCTTCCAGCTCCCGGTCAGGGTGTCGGCGAGGGTGATCCAGGCCGCGGGCGGCGGGAGCAGCGGGGCGTTCTGCTCGGGAGTCGGCCGCGTCGAAGCCGACTCGTCCAGCCACACGTCGTAGTGCTCGACGAGCTCGCCCCAGGAGTGCTCGAACTCCGGCATCCGACCCCGATCCCCGACCGGCTGCCAGCAGTACGGCCGGTCCGGTACGCGCTCCCAGCGACGCAGGGGCTGACCCGCGTACACGACGGTCACCCCCTCGTCCGTGCTGGAGACCTGGACGCCGCGCGGGAAGTCGGGGGGACGACCGAAGGGGTCGGGGAAGTCGCCGGGCCACGCCCTCACGGAGTCACGTCCCCACCGGCCAGCGCCTCGTCGACCAGGGCGTGCGGGGCGTCCAGCTCCAGCACGACGACCCGCTCGCCGGCCCGGTACGGCACCGCCGCGCCGGGCGGGGACTCCCTGACCCCGACGCTCGCCTCGGTCACGCGCCGCACCTCGTGCACGTGGCCGGCGTAGAGGACCCAGAGCGGGACGTCGTCGCCGACGGTGCTGACCAGCTTCATCGCGGTCAACCTGGAGCGCAGGGTCGCGGCGGTCTCGGCGATCCGAGCCGGCCTCGGGTCACCGGGGGACGGCACCGGGACCGCCTCGGCCAGCGTCTCCAGCGCCCAGTGGTGGTCGCCGTCCTCGTCGGTGACGCTCCAGGCCAGCAGCGCCGCGCGCAGTCCCGGGAGCGTGCCGACCAGGAGGTAGCGCGGCTGCCCGGACCGATCGGTCGAGGGGACCCGGTAGGCGCGCACCCCGACCGCGGCGACGAGCTCGTCGACCTCCGCGGCGCCCAGGGGCGCGTACCTCAGCACGTCCACCTCAACGACGTAGCGCGCGGGCGCGTCCGGGGCCCTCACCGGGTCACCCCGCGCAGCAGGGCGGCGATCGCCGCCGGCGTCCCGGTGAATTCGAACGGGCCCGACCCGCGCACGGAGTCCCCGTCGGGCAGGTCGGCGCGCACCCAGTTCAGGCCGTACCAGGAGGCCAGCTCGACGGCCCGGGAGGGAGAGGGCAGCACCACGACCGCGACCGCCGTCGGGACCCGCACGGCGAAGCGCGAGTCGCGGCCCAGCAGGGCGCGGTAGGCCTCGACCAGCTCGGCCAGGTCCCGGAAGGTCGCCGGGTCCTCGGTCAGCGGGAACGGCTCGAAGTCGGCCTCCTCGCGCGGGCGCAGATGACGGTGGGGGACCAGCTGGTCGTAGCCGGGATCGCGGTGTCCGTCGCGGTCCCAGGCCAGGCTCCAGGCCATCCCCGGCGGGGGCGGCTGCTCGAGGTCCTTGGCCTTCCCGGCGGCCCGGACCACCTCCTCGTCGATGCGGTCCGGGTCGATGCGGTACTCGTCGGTCACGTCCCCTCCTTCGCTCGTTCGGTCTCGCGTCACGGTCGCTTCATCTCCTCGGTCAGAGGGGCCAGGCGACGCAACTGCCACCAGAACAGCCCCCGGTTTCCGGGCAACGCGGCCCAGTCCTCGTGCTGGGGGTACCAGCGGCGGCCGCACCGACCCCAGAGGTCTCCCGCGCAGTCGCGCACCGCGCGCACCTGCGCCGGCCGCCGGGACCACCGCCCGAAGACGCGGGACGCCGGCGCGCTCACCGCAGCACCAGCGCGACGAGCGCCGTCCCGTCCGGGGCGCGGGTCGGCTTGACCTCCACCAGCTCGGACAGGGTGGCCGGGTCGGTCGAGTGCATCGCCCGGACCGGCACGCTCGCGCGGCTGCGAGGGTCGCTCGGCCGGTAGAGCGAGGCCACGGCGGCGGCCGACCAGTCCACGTCCACGAGCAGCGTCGAGGCGTCTACCGCGTCTACGTACGCCAGGTCGGTCGGCGGGCGCCAGAGCGGGCCGGCCACCGCGTCGGGGCCCGGCTCCTCGCCGAGGAACAGCGCGCGGTCCGCCGTCGGCGGGCAGCGCAGCGCGCCGTCCGGCCCGGTCCAGAGTCGGCCGCAGCCGTGCGGGCAGCGCCCGGCCGGCTCGATCGGCGCGCTCACCGCGACCTCCCGGGCACCAGGTCCAGCGTGCGACGGGCCGCGCGCTGAGCCGCCCGCAGCTCGAGCAGGGAGGCCCGGCCGGTGAAGAACAGCGAGACGACGTCGTGCAGCCCGGCCAGCTCCTCGCGGAAGTCGGGTCGGGCGTCCTCGGCCGGGCGCGCCCGCTTCGGGTCCCGGTGCAGGCGCTCGGTCAGCGGCGCGTACTCCCGCACCTCCGCCCAGTCCGTGGCGCCGTCCTCGGAGACGGAGCGCGGCACCGGTCGCCCGCTGCCCCACTCCGCCAGGAACCAGCGCCCGCCGCGCCGGCGCCAGACGTCCCCCTCGCAGTCCGCGACCTCCAGGCCGTCCTCGGCGGGGTCCGGGTCCCCAGCGAACCAGACGCGGGGGCCCGAGAGACCCGGCGGATCGGGGACCTCCCCGCGCTCCAGCGCCCGCCGGGCGCGCAGGCCCGCCTCGGTGAGCAGGTACCAGCCCTGCCCCGGCTGCGCGTAGCTGTCGTGCAGCAGCCCCCGGCCGACCAGCGCGTCGCCGGTCAGCCGGGGCACCCTGCGACGCGCGCCCGGGAGCCCGGCGAGCAGCGCCTCGCGCTGGGGGTCCGTCAGGTCGGAGTAGTTGGAGACGACCGCCGGCGTCTGGTTCGGGTCCGGGTTCGGGTTCGAGTCGCCGCCGAAGTGCGCGCCGACTATCCGCAGTACCCGGACCACGCGGCGCGCGTCGGCGACCGGCACCAACCACAGGGAGTAGCAGGCGGAGAGGTCCTCCCAGGTGAACCGGCGCCTGTCGCAGCGTGCCAGGCCGCACTGGCAGACCCAGGACCCGTCGCCCCGGGATCGCTTGAAGAGCCGGTAGCGGCTGCGCACGAAGCGCACGTCCGAGTCGGGCCGGACGCCCCTCCAGCGCGGGAAGTCGGGGTCGGGCAGGGTGGCGGGACCCAGCTCGCGCAGGTCGTCCGCGGGCACGTCGGTCATCGTTCGTCCTCCTCGGTCTCGTCGTTCGGGTCGCCCAGGGCGCTCAGGGGGAGCGCCTCGGCGAAGGTCAGCAGCCGGTCCCGGAACTCGGCGGGGACGTCCTCGGCTCGCGCCGGGTACATCCGCACCTCGCCGCCGGGGTTGATCCCCAGCTCACCGGCCCGGTACACCGCGGTAACCGGGCCGCAGGCCGCGACGACCGCCACGCCCAGGAACCCGGGCCCGCCCGGCACCTGCTGGCCAGGCGGGGCCGCTCGGTCGGGGTCCACGAAGGACAGCCACCACAGCGTGCCCTCCGGGGCCGGCGCGTCGGACTCCGCGCACAGCACCTCGGCCGTCCGGGCGCCGTGCGCCGTGACGGTCTCGAGGTGGTCCGGGCCGAGCTCGTCGCGCAGGCGCCGGTAGCGGGCGGCGAAGACGGAGTCGTCCATCAGGGCGCCTCCGTCGGCGGGGTCTCGGGGCGCACCTCGCGGACCTGGCTCAGCGGTACGGCCAGGTCGTAGGTGCCCCGGTCCAGGGTCTCGACCCGCAGCACCACCAAGTGCGAGGGTCCCCAGGGCGAGCGGCACGCGGAGACCAACGTCCCCCGGTAGACCAGGTCCTCGGCGGGCGAGCCCCGCCGCGGGGAGTGCACCACGTCCACCCGGCGGCCGACCAGGGGCAGCACGACGTCCAGCCGGTCCTCGGGACCCAGCCGGAACAGCGGCGTGGCGGGCCGGCCCGCGGGGGCGCTCACCGCGGCTCCTCGGCGGGTGCCCCGGCTCGGGCGCTCGCCGCGTAGTCACGGACGAGCCGGACTACCTGGGCGGCCGGGCCGGAGAACTCCCAGGTCAGGGGCGGGTGGGAGATCTCGCGGACGTCCAGGTCATGGGTCTGGGCGGCCTCGGCCGCGGCGGACACCGAGAGGACCAGCCGGACCGAGGCGAGGAGCTCGACGCGCACGTCCGCGCCGCGCATCACCAGGGCCAGGTCCCGCGCGGCGCCCGCCAGGACCTTTAGCTCGGCCCGAGCGGAGGACGCCTCCCGGGGCAGGGGGTACCTCACCGCGCCCACTTCGACCGGTACAAGGCGGCGCGCAGGCCGTCGAGGGACCCCGAGCCGCCGAGGAACTCGTCGACCGCCTCGCTGAGGTCCTGCAGCGGATAACCGGGGTCCTCGACCAGCGGCGCGTACCGCAGCACGAACGACCAGGGCTTGACGCTGTTGAGGGTATGGTCCACGGCCACCGACCACCAGGCCCCGTCGCGGTAGCACCAGCGGTCGCCGTCCCGGTCGCGCAGGACCAGGCCCTCCTCGGCCGGGTCGGGGTCCCCGGCGCGGAAGGTCCGGGGCGCGGGAGCGCCGCCGACCTCCAGGGCGGCTCGCAGGGCCCAGCCCGCGCGGGTCGGCTTCCAGCCGAGGTCTTCGGGGTCCCAGTCCAACAGGCCCCGGTCGGCGAGCCGGCAGGCCGCGTCAGCGCGGGGGTGCAGCGCGCCCAGGGCGTCGACGGGGCCGAGCAGGGCCGCGCGGTCCGCGTCGCCCAGCGGCGGGTCGGGGGAGACCTCCACCGGGTGGCGGCGCTCGGCCAGCACCGCCAGCACGGCGTCCAGGAGCTCCTCGACCAGGGGCTCGCCGCCGTCGCAGCGGTAGAGCGCCGCCTCGCGCACGGGACCACGCAGCGCCTCGCGCAGGTCCCCCGGGTCGGGGGCGCGACGTCCCTCAGCCACGGCCCTCCGCCTCCCCCAGCGCCTCGGCCAGCTCGTCCAGGGTCGCCCCGCCGGCCAGGAAGTCGCGGACGGCGTCGGCCAGGTCGCTCGGCCGGGCGTCCGGGCGGGCGCGGTCCGGGTAACCCGGGTGCCCGGAGGGCGGTCGCTCGGCGCGCTCGGACGGGTCGGCGTCGTCGTAGGCGGAGCGGTCCAGCAGCATCTCGTGTGCGGTGCGCTGGTCGAGCTCCGGGTGCCGCAGGTAGAAGGCGTGTCGCAGGTGGCGGCGGTTCTCCGGGACGGCGAAGGGGTCCCCGCCGACGCCGCCCCCGGCGCCGGGGCGCCCGGTCTCGGTCACGGGTTCACCTCCAGGGCCTCGGCTATCGCCAGCAGCACCGCGTCGTGGCAGGTGCGCCAACCGGAGGTGAGCAGCCCGTAGAGCTCGAGGTCGTCGCCCGAGTAGAAGGGGGGCGGCTCCAGGACCAGGACGGCCAGGATCGCCTCGTCCTGCGGGGTGGGGCGGTGGAAGCCGGCGGCCAGCCGGGCGCGGATCGCGCCGACCAGGTCCAGGCCCTCGTTGACCAGGCGATCCAGACGGGCGGGACCGGTCGGGTCCTCGGCCAGGGCGCCGATCTCGGGGCCGGGGACCTCGGGCAGGTCGTCCGGCCCGCCGTCCCAGGTCGCCAGGTCCGCGCCGTCCCCGGTCCAGGTGGCGGCCACGATCCGGCCGGTGCCGGCCACGTGCTGCGGGGCGCGGTGCCCGGCGGGCCGGGTGCAGGCGAAGGCGCCGGCCGTCGCCGGGCAGTCGCCGAGGGGGGTGGGGTCGGGGTCGCCCGGCCGGTAGCGCCGGTAGACGGCGCGATTCGCCGGCCCGTCCAGCAGCGCGCGGCGAACGCGACGACCGGCGACGGTCAGGCGCGGACCGATCACGTCCCCGTCGTCCAGCAAGCCGCGCCGAGACAGGGAGTCCAGGACGGCCGGGTCGGGCGCCCGCAGGAGCTTCCCGTGGGGGCCGGTCGGCGCGGTCAGGACCTCGCGCTCGGCGGCGGTCAGCGGGGGGTCCAGCGGGTGAGGCCCGCGGGCGGCGTCGGGGCCCCTCGGGGCGGGGGTATCGGGTCCTGGCTGGTACGGCTGCACGGGCGGCACGGGTCGGGCTCCCTCCGGTCGTCGGTCTCTCGTGGTGGTTAACCTACCAGAGGGCGGGCGGCGCGTCCAGCCCCGAGGGGTCCGGGGAGGTCGGGGAGGTCGGGGAGGGGGCCTAGCCGGCCCGGGGCTCCGGGACCTCCGGGAGGGCGGCGGAGCAGGCCGGGCAGGAGGGGCACGGCCAGGGCGGGGCGCAGGTCGGGGAGTGCAGGAGGGCGGCGCGGGCCGGGTCCGGGCCGCACGCGTCGCAGGAGTGGACCGGGACGGTGGTCGGCGCGGCCGAGGGCTCCAGGTCCAGGGGGGTGACCGAGGGGAGGCGGGGGTCGCCGGCCCAGGAGGCGAGCTCGCGGGCGGCGGCCTCCCGGAGGTGGACGCGGGTCGCGGGGGCGCCGCAGGAGAGGCAGGGCGGGACGGTCATGCCGCCGAGGGTACGCGGGCAGAAAAAATTTCGGGGGGCGAGGCCCGTCGGGAGGGGCGCGGGTCAGCGGACGGGAGAGGGGTGGTGAGTGGACGGCGAGGTCGGGACGCCAAGGGTGGTTAGTGGACAGGGGGGAGGGGGCGCTATGGAGGGGGGTGGTGAGCGGCATCCTGGCCTCTCGCGAGTGATAAACCAACATTTAGAGAGCGCGCTTAGTGATCAACAACCCGCGAAGTCAATCATGTTCCGCCCCTTGCCAGACGCAGGCGAGTGCGGTAGACTACACACAGACCGAAAGACCGGAGGACGAATGAGCATCAAGACCAGAGCCAAGCTCCTGCTCGCCGGGCTGGCCGTGCTGTGCACGGCGGGCGCGGTCGGTGGCGCGCTCACTCATCACGACCACGCCCCCCGGTCGACCGGCCAGTACGTGACCACACACAACACCTGCCAGGCGGAGGACGACCCGTGCTGGCGTTCGGAGTGATGACCATGACCGACACCCTCTCCATCCACGGCTACGTGCACGGACAGACGGTGCAGGACCGACACACGGGGCACTACGGCTACGTGCACGCGTACGGGGTGCTCACCGCTCGCGGACCCCTCGCAGAGGTCCGCTGGGCAAGCGTCTTCGGTGGCACGGAAGAGCTCACCGCCACCCTGGCACAACGCGTCTCTCCCGTCTCGTGGGACCTCCCCCGGACGCCCCGCCCGCTGGGTAGGCCGGCCGTACCCGCCGAATTCCCGGAGGGAGTGCGCGCCCCCCGCGTCACCCCCCGCAAGCCACGCTCCCGCGCGCCGCAGACCGGTACCGAACACACCTGCAACGGAGGCAGGGGGCCCGTGTGGGGTCGCAAGACCAGGGGCTGTCCGCGTTGCGAGGAACTCCTGGCGGGAGCGCCTACCCGCAGCTGGTAGCGGAGCGAGTCCACGGAAGGGGTCCCTTGACGGGGGCCCCTTCCGTGCTGTAGACTAACCGCATGACCGAACGACCGGAGGAACCGATGGAGACCACCACCCTGCGAGAAATGGCCTACTGCCTGTCCGTGAACGAGCAGGGCGCCACCCTCGAGGAACACCTGGACTTCCTGCAGGAAGCGGCCGCAGAACTGGGCCTCTCGGCCGACCCCTACGCCCCCCTGAGTGACGTCGATGCGACGACGATTCTCGAGACACACGCCAGAGAGGGTGCGGACCCGAACGACGCCGGTGATCCGGACGTCGAGTACGACCGGTGGCGCGACGCCCAACTGGGCGTGTAGGGCGAAACGGCCGGCATCCCCTTCGAGAAGCCGCGCCGTCCGCGGGTGAGGCCCGCGCTGAAGAGCCCAGACCGAAGACCGGAGGAAGCCCCATGTCCAGCCACCTGAACCCGCGTCAGCGCCGCGAGCTGCGCGACGCGCACGCCAGCGGCGACGTGAAGCGCGTCAACGCCCTCTCCCGACGCCTGGCGCGCCACCCCCGGCACTCCCGGTGAGCGCGGAAGAGCGGGCGGCCTACTGGGCCTCCCACAGCGACGCGCACGGGCCGGTGGCCACCCCGGAAGGGGCCGGCCTGGCGGATGCCGACTGGGAGCGCGGTTGGGAGTGAGGTACGGGAACCCCGGGGTTGACACCCCGGGGTTCCGTGCTGTAGACTACATACACGATCGAACGACCGGAGGAAGACATGCTCTACAGCATCGGACACAACGTCGCCGGGTACTTGCCCGAGACGGACGTCAAATGGTTCGCGAACCGCGAGGACGCGGTTGTCCAGCTCGTTAGTGACATGCGCGAGTACGCCAGCACGAACGACGAAACCACCTGGGAGGCCCTGCCCGGTGACGCGGAAACCGCTCGCGCGCACGGCTACGCCGTGACAGACGAGGGGATCGACTACGGTGACGACTGGCCGAGCATGCTCGCGACCGTGGAGAGCGTCCTGACCGACGGTCCAGACGCCGGTTCCGGCTCGTGGAGCACCTCCGTGGAGGACGGTAGCGGCCGCCGAATCGCCTTCTGGCTGCAGGAGCACGACTTCAGCCCGGAGTACACCTACATCGCCCTGGACGGCTACGCCGTCTCGATCGAGAAGGTCGGCGGGGGAACCATCGGCAGGGTCTACGAGGGTACCTGGGCGTACCTGGTACGTGAGGAAAACCTGGTGATCGCGTGCGGGATTGACTTCGAGTCCGTCTCACTGATGACGCACGCGCGAGCGGCTAGGGAGATCCTGGACATCGTCCGCGACGAAGTCTGATCGCGGGAGAGCTCTCGCGAACGATCGGCCCCCGGAGACGGGGGCCGATTCGCGTCTGTAGGACTTGCGGGAGCCCCTGCCAGCCTGATAGACTAACCGAAGGAAGCCGGACCGAAGGAAACGGAGTAGGACATGCATCACCACGGAGTGATCGAGGGGCGAGAGCTCTACCGCGACGGCGAGCTGACCCTTCAGGGGTACATGCTGCCCGATATCGAGTCGAGCCCTCACGACGCAGATTGCTACACCGGGCAGGACGTGATGGCCTGGCACGCGGGTATGTGGGCGTTCGTGACCATGGTGGTCGACGTCGAGTGGAACGGTGTCGCGATCGCGAGCGGTGTCCTCGGCGCCGTCGAGCACGGCGACCTCTCCGGGGGTACCGCGGACGCGTGGGAGCTCGTTCCCGCACTCGAGGCGGAGACGGACGACTCCGCGGTAGTGCAGGGTAGCGCGCTGAGCAGCGTGGTCGACGAGGCGGTCTCCGCCGCCCAGGCGTTCGCCGTCTCCGCGATCTCCGATCCGGCGACCGTCTACACCTCCCCGCTCGGGCAGGCCGTCCTGCGGGCCCAGAGCTGGACCACCAGGCTGGACTGACCGGCTACAGCACCCCCGGACACCCCGCGCGCAATCAGGGCGGGGGGTGTCCTCGCGTTCCGGGGGTTGCGCAGGCGGCCGGAATCGAGTAGACTAACCGAAGGAGCAGGACGGACCTACCGAACGGAGACCGAGAGACATGACCACCCTGAAGAGCCTGATCGAGCGGGACGGCGTCCGCGCGGACGTCAGCTACGGCGCCAGCGTTCCTACCCCGGAGGACTTCCGCGACAGCACGGCGTGGACCGTGGTCCTGCGCCGGAAGGGTCGGAAGCTGTCGGTGCCGTTCTTCACCGGATCGGCCATCACGGAGGACCCGACCGCGCACGTCGTGCTGGACTGCGTGCTCTCCGACGCCCTGATTGGAGAGGACACGTTCGAGGGCTTCGCCAGCGAATTCGGATACGAGGAAGACTCCCGGAAGGCCTACGCGACTTGGGAATCCTGCGTGAAGATGGCCCGAAAGGTCCGGAAGTTCCTGCAAGACGCCGACACCTTCGAGGAGTACGCCTACGCGGACCGCGACTAAGCTACCCTCTTCCCGAGTGCCCCGCCGGCCCACCCCTGGCGGGGCACTCGCGCGTCTGGGGGCTTGTCATTCGGGCCACGCGCGTGGTAGACTAACAGCAGGATGACGGACCGAGAGAACGGAGACCGCGAGATGTGGATCGAGACCAAGGAACTCCCGGAGTCGGTGCGAGACGCGCTGAACCGCGTCAGCTACGGCCGCAGGGACGTGGAGGTCCGCGTCGTGCGCGAGCTGGTGATGTCCAGCGCGGGCAGCAGGGGGCGGCGCGCGTTCGCGCTCGCGGTGAACCTGTCCACCGGCGAGATAGCGGGATCCTTCGGCTCGTGGGGCGGCGAGAACATGTTCAGTCCGCGTAACCTCGTGGACCGCGATCACCAGGCCTACCAGCTCCCGCCCAACGGCGTGGTGGTGCTCGGCTCGCAGGGGTACCCGCAGACCTTCTGCACCCTCTACGTCTCGCCCGACCTCATGGACAAGACCATGCTCCCGCCGGCCGCGGAAGAGCTCACCGGGGAGGAACTGGACGGTATCTACGCGCACGCGTGCATCAAGGGCGGCGCCTACCGCCGCGAGGAACTGCGCAGGCGTGGCGTACGCGCGGAGACGCTGGTCAGCTTGGTCCAGCGCGGCTACCTCTCGGAGAACCGCGCGGGAGCTCACCAGGTCACCACGACCGGCCGCAACGCGCTCGGGGACTACCGAGGACGCTGACCACCGGACCACGACGCCCCGTTGACTTCGGTCAACGGGGCATTCCCGCGCCTTGACCCGGCGGCCACCGTGGAGTAGACTAACAGCAGACCGAGAGAACGGAGACCGCAGGATGAACGCCCCGAAGCCCAGCACCCGCAACGTGACCTCCGCCTACCGCGCGGCCAGCGCGGACGACCGCGTGGAGGGCCGGAGCTGGTACGCGACCGCCCGCGCCGTGGCCGAGTCCCTGGACCCGAGCGACCCGGCCCGCGCGGCCGCCGTCATCGCGGTCCTGTCCCCCCGCCTGTCGTGGCGCAAGAACGTGGAGGCCGCGCAGGACGCCTACGCCGGCCGCCCGGTGCGTGTGCTGTCAGCGAACGCGCGCAAGGCCGAGCTCATCCTCGCGGGCGCCGACCCGGAGGACGTCGTCTCCGGTCCCAAGGTGCGCGCGTTCTGGCGGACCATCGCGGACCCGACCGACCCGCGCGCCGTGGTCGTCGACCGGCACGCGGTGAGCGTGGCCGTAGGCCGCAACCTGGACGACGCGCAGCGCGGGAAGCTCCTCGGCAAGGCAGGCGGCTACGACGCGGTCGCCGACGCCTACCGCCGGGCCGCCCGACTGTTGTCCCGCGAGTACGGGACCGCGCTCACGCCGGCGGAGATCCAGGCCACCACGTGGCTGTACTGGCGCCGAGAGCGCGCGGCCGCGTTCCACGGGTAGCGCAGTAGCCCTCGTCGTAGTAGGTTACCTACGTACGCCCCGGTATCAGGCTCTGCGCGAGCATCCTGCCCGGGGCACCGCCTTGTCCGGGGGGCTTGACGGGAGCCCCTCCCGTCCTGTAGACTAACATCAACGCAGGAACGACCGAACGGAGACCGCAGATGTCCAAGAGCACGACCGTCGTGAAAACCCTCGCCCGCCTCGAGCGACTGAACTGCAGCGTGAACGGCAACCCGAGCTTCCGCCTCCACTTCGAGGACGGCACCAGCGCGCGGACCCAGTCCGACTCCAGTTGCGTCTACGAGGCCCAGAACCACGCACCCAGGCACGGCGAACCCGCGCCGCTGCTCGAGCTCACCCTGACCCGCGCGGGTCGGGTGTGCGGGATCCGCAAGGTCAGGCCCCTCGAGCCCATGAACCACGGGCAGGCACTCGGCTACCTAGAGAGCTCGGTCCAGGCCTTCCTGTCCGGCCTGACGACGCGCTCGGAGCTCGAGAAGGACCTGAACTGGATGCAAGCCGCCGTAGAGCTGTACATGAGTGTCACCTGTGATTGAGCCAAACTGGGCCGGCGGGTGGCGTCCCGCCGGCTTCCGGTCGGTGCTCTCGCCGGAGACGACGCGCCGCGCGGACTCCGGACGGCGCGCAGCGCCGTCCGGGCGCTCGAGCGCGCGCCGTCGCGCCGTCGCGCGCAGGCCGTCGCCCAGCAGGCGCGGGAAGGCGGCCCGCGCCGCGCTGCGCCTGGTGCTGGACGGCCTCGCGAAGGCGCTCTTACTGCTCCTGCGCCTGAGCTTCCGGCTGGTCGCGCTCGCCCTGCGGATCCTTACCCCGGGCATCGGGGCGGGCAAGATCGCCAAGAAGGCCGGCCGGGTCGGCTAGGAGAAGGAGGGAGGAGCGTGCGCAGAGTCGTCGCGATCGCGTTGAGTCTGGTCCTGGTCTACGCGACCGCCGCGTGCAAGCATCCGGACACGTTCGGCGGGTGCAGCCAGCACCCGGGACAATGCGACCAGACCCGATAGAAGGACGTAGGGACCGCGGCGGTAGCCGCGGTCCCTAGCCGATCACCCCGGGAAGCCCTTCCGGGCCGTCCGCGGCGCCCGCGGCCGGCTCCAGCAGCGCGCGGTGCGCTACCGAAAACGCGAGCGCCCGCGCCTCCTCCGTGAGCTCCAGGGCGTCCAGCGCCCGGCCCACGGCGTCGGCCACCAGCCGGCCCTCCAGCTCCACCTGTCGGACCAGGCGCTCCGCCACGCCCGCGTCGATCGCGCTCTTCGCGGTCTTGACCAGTAGGGCCCGCTCCCGTCGGGACTCGGCGAGCCAGCGCATGACCGCAGGGTCCGCGTCACTGCCGTCCGCGGCGTCGGCCGCGCGCTGCGCCTGGAGCTCCGTCCACCGCACGCGATGCGCGGCTAGGCGCACGGCCAGGTTCAGGGCCTCCCAGGGCCCGACGTCCAGCTCACCGGACAGCCTCACGGCCACCTCCCACGCCCTGTGCGTCCTCGGGGACCCGTGCATCCGGCACGGACCGAACCCCTCGTGCCCCGTGTTGGCCCCGGCCGTCCGGCGGCACGGCTGCCCGGTCGGCGAGCGGTCCAGCCGTACCCCGCATACGAGGCTCGGCGCGTCCAGCAGGAAGCGCGTCAGGCGCCTGGGGTCCACGCCCGGTGAGTCTACCGGGACGGCAAGAAGTGGATCTTGTTTGAGGGCAGAAGATGATCTTGGGACGGCACAGATGTTGATCTTCAAGTTGATCTTGCGGGACGGCAGGACAGCAGGACAGGAAAAATCGACCCTTATCCCCGGCTCCCGGCACACGGCTGTGCGCGTCGCCCCCAGACGCTCTCCGCGCCACCGGCTCCCTCCAGGTAGTAAAGCCAGCTTGTCTATCCTCATGTGCGTTATGTGTATATATGTATTGTCCTACTGTCCTATTACCTAACACATAACACATACATATACTATCTTAGCTGACCAGACAACATCCTATTGATCAATATCATCCAGGACGGAAATCCCTGACCTACCGTCCGTTAGCTGTCCCAGTAACTGACCAATAACTCTCAGCGATAAATTGAATCAGTCAAGTTATCACTCTAAGCGCACAAGCCGTCACTATTGACTTCACTAACTGTGATGCGACGTCACTATTGACTTCACTCTGAGCGCACGTATCGTCACGGACGATAGGTAGGACAGCACCTCCGTCCCGCTTTTTACCGTCCCCGAGGAGCTCCGGAGAAGCTCTCCGTTTAGCCTCTCTAGAGACCGTCCCGCGCCGCCCTACGCGACGCCCTACGCGACGCCCCACGGTGCTCGACCCGGCTGCCAGCACACTCCCGTGACCGTCCTGGAGCGCTTGCCGTCCACGTAGGCGCGGTCCCCTCCCAGGCCCAGCCGCGAGAGCGCCCGCCCGAGGTGCACCCGGTTCTTCACGTCCGCCCGGGCCAGCCCCGCGCCCTCCGCCCAGGCGCGGTAGGCCTGGTACACCGCGTCGCTGGTGAGCCAGTCCGCCGCGTTCCCGGTCACCTCGAGGGTCTCGGCCACGAACTGGGCCTCGTAGTCCTCGTCGTCCCGGTAGGCCTGGACGTCGTCGCGCACGCTCTGCGGCAGGCCGAGGTCCTCTCCGAGCCCGCGCCAGTCGGCCAGCCCGGCCAGCGCCCAGTTGAGGATGCCGCTGGCCTCCTCCTGGTACAGCAGCTCCCCGTAGTTGCGCACGAGCTCCACGCCCTGCCCGACCTTGCCCAGGCACTGGACCCGGTGCATCCTGGTCCACACCCCGTCCGAGGGGTCCTTCACCGTCGGCCGACCGTTGCCCGCGATCCACAGCTTGAACCGGGCCTGGAACTCGAACTGGTCCTGGCGCATGTACCTGGCCTTGATCTTCTTGCTCCCGGTCAGCGCCTTGATCCGCTCCACGTTCAGCGCGCGGTTCTGCCTGGCCTCGTCGACGAACACCATCCGTCGCCCGAGCAGGTCCGCGAGGATGGTCGGGTGCTGCTCGTCTCCCCCGGTGATCAGTGACGTGCTCCCCGTCGTGGCGTAGTCCCCCAGCACCTGGACCAGCGGCTCCACGAACGCGTTCTTGCCGTTGCTGCCCGTGCCCTCCAGGAAGAAGAACGCCCGGGACCCGACGTCCCCGGTCAGCGTGTACCCGGCCACCCGGCGCAGGTAGGCGACGAGGCCCTCGCTGCCCGCGCACAGGAACCGCACGTGCGCCTCCCACCGGGG